TACTTGAAATATTCGTTAATCAACTCATCGTTACAATCCATGTCAAGTAACATCTCAAACATATATTCACCCACAGAGACTTCTTCCGCTGATGCATTCTTCAATACCTTGGCTACCTTATTGGGTTTGAGGCTTCGAAAATCTGCAACCCCCAATTCGGTAGGAATACCAAATTTCATCTTAGTCGGCTCCAAATACTTAATCAAATAAGGTGAATGGCTTGTAATCAGCACTTTGGTATCGCCCGCTAATTGCACAATTGCCGTTAACAGGTTCTGCAATAGTCTTGGATGTACGGAATTCTCCAATTCTTCCAACAGAAGCAATGGAATCCTATTTATTTCCGCAGCAATCACCAAAGTCAAGATAAAGAATATTTTCTTTGACCCTGACGAAATCCGACTGATGGAAGTATATTGGTTATTGTATCTTTCCTTTACACGAACATCATAAAAAGTTTCTGGTAAACGGAAAGGTAAATTCTTCGTTTCTTCCTCTTCTACATCCTTGCGCAAATTAATCTGCACCGGTTCAAAGTCTTCGATTGTAACCAACAGTCCAGTAACAACATCTTTCAGCAATGCATATTTGTCTGGAGCAAGTTCTTTTAAGCTATTCAAATAATGACTGACTTTTTCCTCCTTTGGATAATCCAGACTCAACTCATTTACATCATCGTCCGGTGCTATCATGTTAAACAAACTATCCGGATGTTGCAAAGTGCCTATTTCTCTAACATCCAGCCTATTCAACTGACGAATAGAATCAATATAAAAAAGGTCATCAAAGTTAGCAAGTTTATTCAATGCTAAAATATTACTATCAACGGGAAGTTGCTTAGAACAACGTCCAGTTGGTGAAGCTAAATAATAAGCAACATCCGTATCTTCGCGATTGATATAACTTCTGAACTTCAAGTCATCATCTGATTTCATTCTCAAATATTCACCGATAATTTTACCATCATCTTTTGAAGTCTTCCACCACTCAAAGGAATAGCCGTAAACGAAGGAAAACGTTTCCTTTCCGTTAGAAAATTCCCCTTCCAATTCAAAAGTAAACGGAGCACCTTCTAAGGCTGTATTAATAGGTATAAGAGAACGATTGCGCATCAATGACAGCTTTCTCTTTAAAGAAGCCTCCATAAAAAACACGCCAAAACTAATGGCACGAAGTATATTACTTTTGCCATAATTGTTAGGTGCAATCAATGCACTTAAATCATCCAAAGATATTTCTACATCCTTCAGATTGAATATGCCCGATATTTTAATTTTATTGAGTCTCATACTTCGTCAATTCCAATTTTATGCAAAGATAACATAATCGTTTTTAAGTACCATTTTAAATATGTTAAAAAATACTAATTGATTTTTGTTTGTTGTAAATCATGCTCTTGTGTTTATTTTTGCTATTTTTGCAATAATTAAAAAATAATAACTATGGCTGATGTTGATTTAGGAGCATTAAAGTTTAAGATCGGGCTAGATGATTCTAGTCTTGACAAACAGATAAAGGATATACAGAAGAAGTTACAGGACACCTTTAACCAGGAGATGTCCTTCAAGCCTATGTTGACCGATATAGGCAAAATGAATGACGAACTTAGCGAGGTTGTAAAAAAGATAAATAAAGCTAATGAAAACGCATCCAAGGTAGGGAAAGGAAAGTCGAACAAGAAAATGGATATACTTGTTCAGATGGAAGAGTTGTCAAACAAGATTGTAGAAGCGACAAGGGAGTATGACAAGCTGGAAAAGACTTACCGTAACATAGGCAATGCAGGCGGAGATAAGGGGATGGATGCAAGAAAAGCCAATCTTGAAAGCCAGAAGAAAGTGATAGATAATCTTGTGGCTGAATTGAACAGATTGAAAACCGCATATTCCCTTACTGCTAACAGTGTGCCTAAATTGTCCATTTCCGATGAAAGGGAACTTAATCTTCTACGCCAGCAATACGAGATGGAGATTGCACGGACAAAGGAGATGGATAAACAAGCATCAAAGCAGAAAAAGATGCAGCAGACCAATCAGAATTATATACAATACCTTTCTGGTCAGTCTGGACTTGCCCTTGGTATGCCAGAGGGAAGTGCTGAGGATTTGAACAAGAAGATTGCCGCTATACGGAAACGCCTTGAAGTATTGAATAATTTTAAGGTTAATATTCCTTTTAACAGCAATCAAATAACAAAGATTGACACTCTTATTCAGAAATTGCAAGGCAGGTTGGATAAACTGCAATCATCTTTAAGAAAAACATCAACGTCTGAATTACTTAATATTAATCCTACGTCTATCAATCAGGCTAACAATCTTATTTCTGAATTGACAAACAGGCGTAATGCGCTTAATACGACTGATGCAAACTATAACCGTACCCTTACTCTTCTAAACAGGAAGATACAGGAACACAACAAGTTTGTAAACGAAGCCACATCCTATGGAACAAAGATGCAGCAGACCAATCAGAAAAACGCCACAAGTTCAAAGGAGTTTACTGAGGAACTGACAAAGCAGAGCAGAATGATGCGTGAGTTTGTCAATACGATAAAGACTTATGCAGGATTCTACTTTTTCAGAGATATGTTTCAGGAACTTGTTGCCATTCGTGGAGAGTTCGAGTTACAACAGGTGTCATTGCGTGCCATCATACAGGATGCAAGACGGGCAGACCAGATATTCAGTCAGATTAAGGGTCTTGCTGTAATATCTCCTTTCCAGTTCAGCGATTTGGTTGGATATACCAAACAGCTTGCTGCATTCCAGATACCTGTCAACGAATTGTATGGTACCATGAAAAGTCTTGCGGACGTTTCCGCAGGTCTTGGCGTTGATATGGGACGTATCATTCTTGCCTATGGTCAGATAAGAAGCGCAGGTGTGTTAAGGGGGCAGGAATTACGTCAGTTGACAGAAGCTGGTATTCCTGCATTGGACGCATTAAGAAAAAAACTGGAAGAAGTAAGAGGCGTGGCTCAAACTACTGATGATGTGTTCAGCGCCATATCAACACGTCAGATTCCTTTTGAGTATATTCGGGAGATGTTTACCACAATGACGGAAGATGGTGGTATGTTCTACAAAATGCAGGAAATACAAGCTGCATCTTTGAAAGGTATGGTAAGTAACCTTGCCGATTCATACAAGATTATGATGAATGACATAGGCGAGGCGAATGATTCCGTTCTGAAAGGAATTGTTGGAAGCATAACCGATGCGATGAACAACTGGAGATATTTCTCTAAAGCAATAGAGGGCGTTGCTGTAGGATATGCCGCATTAAAGGGATTACAGCTAGCTAGAACAGCCATGCTTGGTAAAGAAGTTGTCGCAACAACTAATGCAATTAAGGCTGAGAAATTACGGGAAGCACAGTTGCTTAAACAGGCTGCAATGTATAGAACGCTAACTACTGCCGAGAGATGGAAGATAGCTACAGCATCCAAGCTGTCTGCCGTAGAGATAGCTGCTGCCGTTAATTCGGGAAAGATGTCGGCAGAGATGGCAAAACGTATTCTTGCCACGAATATGCTGACACAGGCTGAACGGCATCTTCTTGTCACCGAACTTAAACTGACAGGTGCGGAAGCTGCAAGAATGTTGTCTATGACAAAAACGACAATGTTGATGAACAGATTCAAACTGGCAACATTCGGTTTGACAAATTCATTGAAAACATTGTGGCTTACGATAAAGGCTAATCCGCTTATGACGATACTTACCGTTGCAGGACTTGTAGCGGAAGCGTTTCATGTCATGTCTGCACGTTCGGAAGAGTTCAATCAGAAGATAAAGGACAGTGCAAAGTCTTTCCGCGAATCATACAGTGACTTGCAAAAAGACCTTGACAAGATAAACTTCGACAAACTCACCCCGGAAAACCTTGAACAGCTTGACACGAAACAGTTGCAGTCGTATGAGGAAACGCTTACTGGAGTATTGTCAAAATATGGCAATATAGGACAATCGATTATTCAACAAAATAAAGGAATAGATAATGCTGTTAAACGTGTAGAATTTTTACAAAGAGCACTTTCTCAATTAGAATCGGCTTATAAGTTGAATATTCTTGAATCGGATATGTTTCTTAAAGCAGATAAAGCATCCGACGCATCCGCTTTCTTTTGGCAAGATGATGCACTATCTACATTGTTGAAAGATTATGAAGAAAGTGCTGTGGCGTTATCTGCTGCTGGAAATCGTATAGAACAATTTAGGGGTGAAGTGGTAGATGCCGCAAAAGAAATAGCCAAGGTTAGTAATAATACAGAAAAATGGACTACGGAATTAAACGAGCTGATAAACAAGGGTGCGTCTGCTGCAACAATAATAGAAAAGGTACGTTCTTTGGCTGTTGAAACAAAAAGTGTTGGTTCTTTTCAGTTGTTTACCGATAAGGTTGGCTTTGATAGCAATGTTCTATTGAAGGAATATGACAAACTAGAAGTAGGGATACAAGGGAAAATGACAAAAATATCCTTATCGTTTAATAAGTTTGCAAGATATGTAGAACAACGATTGGTTGATGCGTTTGGAAGTATTAATTTGAAAGATGAAGCGCAATTGTATTTTTTAAAATCCCAGATAGAACAATTCACTAAAGCACAGGAATTTGGAGAAAACGCTAGAAGAGTATTTGAGGATTTGGCAGGAAAAGAATGGCAAGTGCAAATACGTCTTGACGATAAGGAAGCACAAGAAGGTTTGACAGGATGGAAAAAATCTCTTGACGAAATTACAGGTCATAAATGGACTATTGCTATAAAGGCTGCCGATGTGAAATCTATGGAGGATTACTTTAAATCGGTAAAACAGGAATATAAAGACGCCAAAAGTTCAATAGAAAATTTACAACGTACCATTGATATGTATGTTAACCAAGGAAAGGTCAAGAAACTTGGAGATGAGTATCAAATTACAGGCATTGTAAGCCCTTATGAAGCCGAGCAAGTACAACAGACGGTATATGAGATTAACGCTGCCAACGAAGCGATGTCAAAGGCAACGGGAACGGCAAAACAATTCAACCTTGAACTGGAAAAACAGAAGAAGGAAGCACAAAAAAGAGATCCTCTTGCTGACCTTTGGAAAAACAGGTTGTCATTGCTTGAATCCGCCTATTCCAAGTTCAAGGATTTGAGCATTAACATAGGTAAGGAAGAAGCCAAAAAGCAGATTGAAGCCATCTACGGTTCACAGGCGTTAAAACTTGGCGTGGATATTGTATATGACAAACAGGCTATTGTTGACAATTACAACAAGGCTGCAAAGGAATTGGAAACACGTGTTCCACAGGATGCGGTCAAGAACGCAAGGAAAGCTGCCGAATTATCCTCTGAAATTTATGTTGATGCAGCCAAGAAGGTGATGAAGAGGATTACGGATGAGTTTGACAGATACAAGAACAAATATGACTTTTACAGTGACATACTTGGAATAACAGGTGATTCCGAACTTGCCTTAGACCTTGCCGTTCAGTTCAGCGGTGACACATCTACTATGGCTGAAAGTTTTGCAGCAGGCATATATAACAATCTGCAATCCGCATTGGCAGGAATGAATCTTGACCTTGGCGTTTCTGTCGTGCCCGACACCTCTTCATTCACCTCAATGAACCAGTATATCAATCAGATACAGGAAGCAATTAAGGGAAATAAGAATATCGGAGAAGATCAGAAAGAGGTTATACAAGGAATGATTGACGCATGGAAAGGCTATTTTGGTGAGATGGCAAAGCAGTATGCGAATGACCTTGCAGAATACGGTGACTACTATACTCAGGTTGATATCATCAGAGAGAAGTACCGTAAAAAGATTGAAGGAGCAAAGGGGATGGAAAACGCATCCTTAATTTCCGCGTTGCAGAAAAGTGAAGAAATGGACTTGTTCAAGCTGACCACAGACTATCAGAATTTCTTCGGTGCTGTTGAAGCGATGTCTATGGAGGCTGCAAATACCGTTGCCGACAAGGTAAGGGAAATGCTCAACAGTGCGTTTAGGTCTGGTGCTATCAGTGCAAAGGAATACATGAAGGAACTTGAACGCGTGGACAAGCAGATAGAGAAGATGATGAAGAACAATCAGTCTGACTTGCAAACATACATGAAAGATGGTATTGAAGGTCTGTACAACAAGCGTTATGATGCAGGAAAGTCAAAGATGATGGCAGGCATGAATGATATGCAACAGGCTATGGCTGACATCGAAAATGCTTCCAAGGCATACGAGGACGCAATGAAGAACGGTGATGAAAAAGCCGCCAATGCCGCTTTGAGTGCCAAGTCGGAAGCCGAATCAAGATACAAGAGCGGACAGGAAGCTGTCAAGACTGGTAAAGGAATGATGGCTGCGGCACAGAACGCTTTGCAGACGGTGAATCTTATCGACTTTATCATAACCAACATATACAATGCCATAAAAGCCATGCAACAGATAATAGCATCCGTGTCCAACCTTATGGATTCTATGGGTAAGGATACTGACAGCGGTTTCATGCGTGAGATGAACCAGTTCTCGGAAGCTATGGGCGTTATGAATGAAGGAGTGAAGAAATCATGGGATTCATTCAAAAGCGGTGATTTCGCAGGTGCGATAGGCTCGGCTATATCCATGCCGCTTGATGTTATTGCTACGTTTAACAGACAGCATGACAAAAGGCTTCAAAAGCATATAGAAAACTTACAGTTTGAAGCTAAAAAACTGACCAATATCTATAATATGCTCGAAAAAGAATTTGAGCACATTATAGACCCGGCAAAACTTGATGAGGTGACATCTCAACAGGTTTCCAATCTAAAAGAACAGTTGCAAATTCAAAAGGATATTCTAGCTGCCGAAGAAGACAAGAAAAAAACTGACAGGGAAAAGGTGGAAGATTACAAACAGACAATAAAAGAATTGGAGTATGAGATAAGATATTATACAGAAACGCTTGCAAGTGAATTGTACAGCATTGACTTGAAAGACTGGGCTAGCCAGATAGGTGACGCTCTTGTCGAAGCATGGCTGAAAGGGGAAGATGCAGCCAAGGCATACAAGGATACTGTGGCAGACGTCATGAGAGATGTTGTTAAGAGTTGGGTACAGCGACAGTACATAGAAAAGGCAATGCAACAGGTACAGACCACATTGTTCGGAGCAGACGGCAAAGGTGGTATGTTTGCGGATAACAAGATAGATAAGGATGAACTTATAATACTAGGAAATGTAATGGGCTCATTGAAATCAGCCTTTGCGGAAGCCGGAGGTGTAGTCAATGAGATAAACAACGCCCTTGGTGGTATGCTTACCGAAACGGAAGAGAACGCGGAAGGTCTGTCCAATGCCATTGCAGGAGTTGACGAGAATACATTCAACCAGGCATTGGGCTATCTTAACGGGATGAGATACGAAATGGTTGTACAAAGCGATCTTCTCCGTCAGTTGGTATCGTTAAACGGTGGTTCGGCAGGAACGGGAGGAACGAACATGACAGCCATACAGCAGTCACAGTTGGAGGTTCTCACCCAGCAGCTTGCCGCAACTATGGCGATAAAGACAGCACTTCTGAGTGTCGTTTCCATTGCCCCAAGGTCAGGCGGAAATGCGATAAAAGTTATAATTGACTAAAACAAACGCCCTGCTAGCTTCACAGTTGGCAGGGCGTTCCAGTTTGATTATGAACAAAAAAAAATCCAATCACTTGAGGTGCTTAGCGGAATCGAACCGCTGTTGTCGGTTTTGCAGACCGTTGACTAAACCACTCATCCAAAGCACCGATTGTGATGCAAATATAGAAAATTATTTTTTAAAAATAGATGGTTTCTAAGACTATTTTTGTTATTTTTGCACTAATAAACAATGTACACGAATGGCTATATCTAAATATTTTATAAAGAAAGGAAGCGATACGGCAAAGGATTTGTATGCCACATACAGGCTGTATATACTTGAAAGCAAGGGATTATGGGATTTGCCGACAAGAAAGGAAGCCTATGCCGAAAAATGGTATGACAAGAACGGTCAGAAGGTGTACGAACCTGTCACGCCTGTTTACCAGCCAACGGAAGGAAGCATAACATTTGCCGCTTTGGGAGATGTGGAAACGGTAAAGACGAATATCCGTTCGTTCTATTCATATATAACCAATGTGATACCTGCCACTCCCGGTACGCCATACGGTTCATCCTCTTTCTCTATATGGAATGATGTATGGGGAGAATCGGCAAAGCAGGTGATAAGATGCACGGGTTTTGAAACAGGCGCAAAGATGAGTTATCAGGACGTTCAGGACTTGCAGAACCCGGACCGACTTGTGTCCGCCTATACATTTTCGTTAAATTTCAGTATTGACCAACCAACGCTTTAAAGACCAATGATTTTACAGATTAAAAGAGGAAATAGGGTTATTGCGGAGAGTGCTGATTTTTCATACAGCCCGTCTTTGCAGGAAGTGAGAAAATTGACTTGTGAAGTCGTTTCCGTTGTTCCGATAGAGTTCAAGGCATACAACTCAAAGAGTGAATCGGAATACGATACAGTCGTATATAACGGTAATACATTCATCCTGTACCAAGCCCCATCGGGAGATAATCTTAACGAAGCAGGAAAATACAAATACTCCCTTCTGTTTTACGGTAAGGAGGTGCTTTTGCAGAATGTGGCATTTCTTGACATAGTAAGCGGAACAGGTGGGGAAATAAATAAGATAAGATACACTCATGGCGGTCTGTTCCAGTTCTGGGGTGATGCAAAACAGCTTGCCGCACGTATAGAAGCAAATATAGAATCTTACAATGCGTCATTGGGTGCAGGATATACAGGCATTGGCACATGGACGCTCAACGTGGATGCGGAAGGCGAACTGACGGAGGATATGATTGATATAACCGATGGGACCAACCTGTTTGAAGCATTGAAGAACTTCTATGACAAGTTTTATCTCAATTATTACTTCTCAACGACAGCGAACGGTGGGATAATAACCATTACGGACAAGACAAGACCGTCCGTAAACTGGACATTCAAGCAGGGTGACGGTGGGGGTGCTGTAAAAGTTTCCTCTTCCGTAGATACAAGCACACCTGTCATAACCCGAATCATACCACAAGGCGGAAGCAGGAACGTTCCTCCCGAATACAAGAAGGACGCTAAGCCTGCCGATGAATCACGTTATTGCCCGTATATCCTTCTTCCGAATGATTCTGACGGGAATATAAGATATTATATTGACAGCGAATACGGATTGAAGAACTATGGTGTAAGAGGGAAAACCATATCAAACACGTTCAGTGGGATATATCCTTCCATCAGAGGGAAAAAACTTGGTGATCTGTACCCGTCAGGACTTCCAGAATGGGATACATACAAGGCAGATGGAGAACCAGACCCTCAATCGGGTAAGGTGGCAGGTGAGGGTGCTAGCGCATCTACACGGATAGACAAGATTATCGGTTCTACTCCTATAAAGAGTGATGATAGTGACAGTTTCTTCATTTATATGACCTCTCCTGGATTCAACCTAGGATACAAGGTATATGAGGACGGTGATTCATCCGACAAGATAAACGACAATGTGCAGCCCCAGTACAAACCCCATGCTATGTTTGACAAGTACAGGGATTTCGAGAGTTTTGATATATATGGTACAAGGGCATATTATGACCAGCCTGTAAAGGTTACTGCATCATTCTCAGGAAAGATGCTTTTCAGTATATTACCTATAGGAAGTGATGCTTTAGGGAAAAAGGTTAAGATTAACCTACGTATGGTTTTAAACCGTGTATTGGGGCAGGCTTCTCCATTGAAAGAGGTTGTTATCGGAGAGGAAGGTGCTACTGGTATGCTTGAAATACCTTACGACAAGACCGCTCTTGTAGGATATATAGAAAAAGGTCAGAATACGACAGTCACCATACGTGTTGAGTTCACGTTTGATTCCGATGTTCCTGCCGGAAGCTGTAAGATAGGCTTTAGTGAGGAAATGACCTGCAACATACATTTCGGTAATCAGGACGGTTCACAGGATAGGTTCTATTACAAATACGCTTCTGTGACGGATGCGGTGTTCAGTATGCGTACAGGAACTTATACGGGAACGGAATTTAAGATAAACAAAAACGGTATTATTCCTCTTTACGGTGAAGTAAACGGTGATACGGGAGAAACGGAAGAGGATGTTGCCATGTTTAATAAGGGGGCACGATATAAAATATCATGCTACAGAACGGATAGCGACAATGCCAAACTTCCCCTTTATACGGATGGTAAATCTCCTTCAATTGCAGCAGGAACGGAGTTTGTCATTCTGAATATCGTCATGCCCGAATCTTATGTGACAATGGCTGAGAACACGCTTGAAAAGGCGGCTCTTGATTACCTGTCAAGATATGACCACGAGAACCGAACCGTTTCGCTTGACATATCTAGCGGATTTGTGGCAGAGCATCCTAACCTTTTCATTGACTTCATAGAAGGAAATATGCTAAAGGTAAGGGATGATGGAATAGGCGTGTTCGATTTCTCTGATAACGGTCAGATAGTGGATATGCAGTTGCAGATACAGTCTTTGGAAATTAAATATTCCAAGGAAAATATGTTCCCGTCATATTCATGCACCATTGCAAGAAGAAAGATACTGTCTTTCTATGAACGGCTGGCACAGGAGAATCAGACCGCTTCAACGCAGAATACGACAAATGTAACATTAGGCGGAAGCGGTACGGGAAGCGGAACAAATATTTTCTCTGAACAGCTACTTAATGACCTTATTGCATCGTTTCAGAAGTTCAACGGATGGTTTGAATGGGATGAAGTAAACCAAGCGTTACGATGCAAGTCAGCGTTCTATACAAACCAATGGATATCAGCGTTGGGCGCACAGAGTGGTAGCGGAGAACCGGGAGGTGGTGAAGGCGGACTGATTAAGGCCGTGTACGGATTTGCCGATTTAGGTAAGACGTTTGACGATTCCAACCTTAGCAATACATTCAACGCATATACCATCAACGAGATATGGAAGCTAGCCAAGGAAGGCGGAATGAATACGGACAAATTGTGGCAGGAGTTGGAAAAGGATGATCCGACAAAGAAAATTCACATATCCCATCTTCCTGACAATAAATTTGTAACGCTTGATACGGAACAGACAGTTACTGCAAGCAAGATATTTACTGGTCAGTTGTCTACGGCAAATGTAGTTCCTAGCGTGAACAACGCATCCACACTTGGTCTTGAATCGAAGAGATGGGAGAATATTTATGCTGTAGATGCCAACATAAGCGGAACGGTGAAAACACAGGCGTTGCAGGTTGGCGATATAAAGATTATATATGATTCCGTAAACAAGGCAGTAACATTTGAGCATATAGATGGAAGTACGGAAATAGGCTTCTATACCAGAGGATGGATTTCCGCTTTAGGCGTATCGCCTGGAGGAAGCGGAGGAAGCGGTGGTGACGGACTTGTGAAAAACGTATATGGTTTTTCCAATCTCGGCACAACCTTCTCCGATTCAGACCTTGACAATACGTTTAATGCGTACACGATAAACGAGATTTGGAAAATGGCGAAGGAAGGTGGTGGTATAAAGAACATCACCCAGTCGGGGAGTGGAAATGCCGTAACAAACATGGCACTTAGTTCTGACGGAAAAACCATTACTGCCGTATTCGGGGAAACATTCGCTAGACAACAGGACTTGGGTACGCTGAATAATACCGTAACACAGTTAAGCAATAAGCTGAACAACTTCCTAGAGGGAAGCGATGCCGATAATATTATCAACAAATGGAAGGAACTTGAAGCGTTTCTTGACGGTCTTACGGAAAGCGACAACCTAGCCGAACTTCTTGCATTGAAAGCGGACAAGACCATAACGATAAGCGCAGGAACAGGCCTTACGGGAGGTGGAAACCTGTCCGCAAACCGCACATTGTCACTAGCCACCACAGGGGTAAAGGCTGGTACATATACGAAAGTTACTGTAGATACATACGGACGTGTTACAGTCGGTGATAATCCTACCACATTGGCAGGGTACGGGATTACTGATGCTGTTACCTTGACTACTGCTCAGACTATTTCGGGAAGAAAAACGTTTAGTCAGAATATAGTATTCAATAATAACGGTGGTATAACATATACTGATTCAAATGTAGTATTAAGAAACTCAGACGGTCATACAATACTAGCTAGCTTTGGAAATGGCGAAATAAATCTAAGACCGAATGGGCATAATAATACGGAAGGTGCTGTTTGGATTAATAAGGCAGGAAATGTTCAAGCACCATCAGTGTCAACAAATACCATTACGATAGGAGATGCCCAACTTGTTTACGATTCGGCAAACAAGGCTCTGAGAGTGAAGCATAGAACAGACGGAAACACGGTAGGATTCTACTCGGACGGTTGGGTATCTGCTCTTGGAGTGCAGACAGGTGGTGCTAGTGGAGGAAGTGGTGTCATAAAGACCGTGTACAGTTTCGCAAACCTTACTGACGGCACAACCTTCTCCGATTCAGACCTTGACAATACGTTTAATGCGTACACGATAAAGAAACTATACGACATGGCTGGGCAGGGAGGACTTGACGCTGACGCTATGTGGGCTGAATTGAAAAAGGCTGATTCAAGTAAAATCATAGACGCAAGTCATATCCCTACTTCCGTATTGGACGGTAGATGGGTGAAAAAGACTGGCGATACTATGACTGGAACCCTTACGTCCGCTTCCACTTCTGGCGCAATCGTATTCAAGGGAGTGGAAAATTGTGATATTACCAATATCTATAAAGATAACTCCGTTATCAAGAACGATGATGGTGGGTTTACTTCTATAAGAAACGGATTAAGATTTAATTGGTATGACACCTACTGGTATATAGGAAACCTTAGAGGAGGTAGTACGGATAGTGCAGGATTTGGTGTCGTAGACCATAACAACAAACTAGTTTTACGTGTCACTCCAAATGATGTAAGAGCACCTAGATTCATGTCAACTGTTGCCACAGGGTTATCACCGTTGATAGTTTCAAGCAATACAACCGTAGATAATCTAAGCGCGGATTTGTTGGACGGATACCATGCGTTCGGCACATCAAACGCCCTTATAAAATACGGATATACGGTAGGGGGTACTGAACCTGCATGGTGTAGAATAGCTACGTACTCAATACGTAATACGGAAACAATGACAGATGTTTGCTTTGTGCTGCACTCAGCCTTTAGCGATTTGTTTGGTCTGTTGGTTGTCAGAACTAGGGGTGGTGGCTATGTAGTAGGTATATTGATAGCATCATACGACATCAATACGTCAAACATACGTATCTATCACGATGCGGAAAAGAGAAACATAGAACTTTACTGTCATGGTGGAAACAACTATTCCGTAATACAAGCCAATCTATTATACAGCCATGACCGAAACGGAGAGGTTAATACGAATATAACACTATACAGGGGAGATACCAAAGCACCATCATGGAGCACTTATGTTAATCCTGTATTTGCGCCCTTGCAGAACTCTTCTGAGGTTGCCAAAAAATTGCAAACCCCAAGGACTTTATGGGGTCAGTCATTTGATGGTACAGCCAACGTAAGCGGAAACATGACGGGCGTAGGTAGCATAACGATGAGCGGTAATTTGGAGATAGGAAACGGTACTTCCCCAAATGCCATATTGTTCTACGGAACGACAGGAGATTCATCGGGTGGCTATAATCATACATTTATTGCCGAAAGATTATGGGGTGGTACGGAAAGTAGTGAGCTGGTCCTGTTTAAAGGAAACGATTTAAGCCCCAGTGATACAGATGCCACAACCGTAGGTGGTGCTGGACCTGACAGAATAAGACATATTGCTGCCGCCCATTTATTCCAGACTTATGCAACAGGATTATCAGGCTCGGTAGAGAGTGTTTGTACAAGCTCTGCTTTGAAGAACTTATTCAGCATAGCACCGGGCAGGGTTGTAAGCTATATTCCGTTACAATCTATCGTAGCAAGTGGTGTTGCTCCGTTTATTGTGGCAAGCAATACGGTTGTAAGTAACCTTAACGCGGATTTACTTGACGGGTTGCATGAAAATTCGTTTTTAAGAAGTCGTGGAGTTGTCAGCGGTGATGGGGCTTCTACCTTGTGGTCACAAATAGGCATACTGAATTTCCACGGTGCTTATCCAGATGGGGTAACTCTGAAAAAATATGATTATGGGGCTGTGGTTTCCATATCATCAGGCGATTCAAGATTTGACCTGTACTCGAACCATAAATCATCATCCAGTGACGACCCATCCAATGGCATTCAGTATAGAAGCGGGTGGGGTACTGATAAAAGACCTTGGAGAATGTTGCTTGACAATGTAAACTACGCCAGCTATTCTGACGGACGTTACGTAAAGAAGTCGGGGGACACCATGACAGGGGATTTGGCGATGGATATCAACAAAGGATTTTATATTCCTCATGGAACAAGAGTAGTTAAAACTTCGGGTCATTGGATTCACGGTGGCGGTGACATAGCTTCTTCAACCGATGCGAATTTACGTTTTGGTTCTTGGAATGGAATAGGTTGGTATCCTACTATTAGCGGAATGTTTGTGGCACAAGGAAACAATGCCATGTGGTTGGATGTTAGAAGAGGGGCATTAGATGTATTCAATACTATTATATCTCATCATGGTTATCTAGCTGCAAACTGGGATTCGGCTAGACGGTTGGTATTGGGCGGTGGAGGTTCCTATGCTTGGATTGATTCAAGAAATTCAAGCAATAATGTATTATGCAATATCATACTGCAAGATAACAAGGTTGTAATAGGTAATTATGCTGAATCGAGCAGGTTCGTGTCCACCGTAGGCACAGGCACAGCACCTTACCAGTGCAATTCCACTACATTGAACACAAACTTGAATGCGGATTTACTGGACAGCTGGCATATAGCGGATATACCTAGAAATTATAATTCCACCGCTACTTATTCATTACAGTTTGCTCTAGGTGGTACTGACAATGGCTGGAAAAAGATATTCGCTTGTTCTGAATCGGGAGCCGAACCATATCGGTCAGTAACGGTTTGGGGAAGGATATGGTATGCCTATGGAAATCATGCACAGGATGAAGTCAGAAGTTATCACTTCTGCGCCATATTTTATATGAGAAGTGGCCCTAGTTCTTCTAATAGCAGTGTGGGAAATATTGAAAATTCAGCACGTCTTTACTTACCTACATTCGCAAAAGGAATGGATAATATCCGTCTTGTACGTGTAGGAACAAACAATTTTGAATTGCAGGTGCGCCAGATTGGTTCATGGCACAATGGGTACATACAATACCAATATTTTTCTAGTGGTGCTAATGTTTCCGCATGGAGAGGTCTGCAATCCACGTCAAATACGACTGTGGCTGTATCGGCAGGAGGTGCTTCTACATTGGCTGACAGTAGGGCTTCTAGTGCGGATGTGTGGACTTCTGCTAGAACATTCTATATACAAGACCACAACGCTTCCCATACGGGTGCTGGTATTAGTGTAAACGGTTCTAGCAATGTATATTTAAAACTCCCATCTTCCATCCAATGCAGCGACTGGTTTAGAAGTACAGGAAATTCAGGGTGGTATCATCAGAATTATGGTGGTGGAATATATATGGAAGATAGTACATGGATAAGAGTGTTTGGCGGAAAACGGTTTTATGTTCCAAATGCAGATAACAGTGACTTTAGCACAAATACAGCAATATCAACTGATGGTGGAATATATGCGAAAAAGAATATTACAAGTAGTGCTAATATCTTTGCAAACGGAGCAATTACAGCCAAAGCGTCCTCTTCGGATATAAGGTTGAAAACCGATATTCAGGGTTATGATGCTATGGGTATTATCCGTAAATTCCGGAGTGTGAAATATCATTGGAATGCTATTGCCAAGGAAAATTCCGAAGTATTCAACCATGATAACTGGAATTACGGTCTTATCGCGCAGGATTTGCTTTCCGGAGGTTACACCCAGTGGGTAAAGGATATATTCAATGACTATTATACCATAGACTATGAAAGACTTATCCCCGTTGTATGGAAAGGTTTGCAGGAAGTCGATGATGAGGTTACAAGATTAAAGAAAAGAGTGAAAGAATTGGAAAAGAGATTAGGAAGTGAGCTACTCACGCTTTAGGCGTGAGCTTCTTCCTGCTTCTTCCTGCCATTGCTTTTTAGGACACTAGGTCGGTCATCCACAAGAGGACAGTCCACAGGCTTAACTTTCCCACGCTCCGTGGGTAGGGCTTTTAAGCCAAATTCCTTTATATTGCAAGCTGCATTGAAGTCACGGTCATGGTGTGTGCCACATTTCGGGCAGATCCAACTGCGATCGCTAAGTTTCAATCCTTTATACACATAACCGCATTTTCCGCAAGTCTTTGAACTTGGAGAAAATCGGTTTATCTGAATGAGGTTCACACCATACCAACTGCATTTGTATTTAAGCAGCGTAAGAAACATCCCGAAAGATGCGTCACCTACTGACTGTGCCAAGTGGTGGTTTTGCATCATTCCTTTCACGTTCAAATCCTCCATGCAGATGGTACGCACTTGGCTGTCGTGCGTCAGTGCATAGGTGATTTTGTGAAGGTTATCCTTACGGCAATTGGCAATATGTTCATGTAACCTAGCTACGCGGATGCGTGCCTTGTTTCGGTTGGCAGAACCTTTCTGTTTGCGGCTCAACCGCTTTTGAAGTAGTTTCAAACGGTCAAGGCTTCGTCGCAGGTTTTTCGGGTTGTCAAACGTTCTCCCGTCAGAACATACGGCAAGTGATTTGATACCCAAATCTATACCCAAACACGTATCGTCATGTATCGGTGTTACCGGAAGTTCTTCAATGTCTGTGTCAACCAATACGGAAGCGAAGTATTTTCTCGATGGTGTCATGCTGATGGTGACGGTTTTGACCATTCCCTTAAATTTGCGGTGAAACACAGCAGGAATATCCTTTACTTTCGGTATGGTGATTGTTCCTTTGCCGAAATCCACGACACAATGCTGGGGGCACTGAAAACTCTGCCTGTCCTTTTTGCTTTTTAATTTAGGGAAGCCTACTGCATGAGTATCACGGAAAAAGTTCTTAAAGGCGGTGTCAAGATTGCGGATGGAATTAAGAAGGGCTTGTGAATTTACTTCGTTAAGCCATTGTTTGTCTTTCTTCAATTCGTTAACCATCATATCCTGAACAGTCTTGTATGATACGGACTTTTTCTCATGTTCATATACTTCAATCTTTAGCTTGAGTGCCCAATTATAGACAAAGCGACAGCAGCCGAAGGTCTTGGCAAGCAATACCTTCTGTTCGTCTGTCGGATATATTCTATATTTGTAGGCTCTCAGCATAGATTATTTGTTATTAATTGTATTGCAAATATATAATATTATTCTTATATTTGCAAGTGGGAAAAAAACTTTTTTATGACTTTAGCAAAAAGATACACATCAAATGCACATTGCGTTTCCAATTTGGGATATCATGTTGTATTCTGTCCTAAATACAGGCGGAAAGTACTGTTAAACGGGGTGGATGAACGATTGAAAATTCTGTTGCAGCAGAAAGCAGACGAACTGGGAATTACCCTGGAAAACATGGAGGTCATGCCTGACCATGTTCACCTTTTTATACGAAGCAAATCTACATACGCCATTCATTTTGTAATAAATCAATTGAAGGGTTATTCTTCGGTTTGCTTACGAAAGGAATTCCAATGGCTGTGTAGCCGATTACCATCACTTTGGACACGATCCTATTTTGTAGAATCTATTGGACATATATCCGAGGAAACGGTAAGAAAATATATAGAAAACCAAAAGAATGTATGAACAAAAGCGCTATCATCCCCTGCCTGAATACAGGGGATGATAGCTTAACAATTAATAAATAAAAAAGATTATGAGTCATTCTAACGGAAAGATTACAGCCCCGATAAACCTTGATGGTGACGTTTACGCCACTCTTGGCATAGGCAGTGTGAATGGGGCTTACGATTTAGGATACGCTTGTGCAAATACCCACGGGAAAATAAACCCGTGGGCACGGTACAAGCCTGTACGTTACGAAAGCCTTGCACCGGGTGAGAATGAAAAATGGTGGCAAGGATGGGATGGTAACTGTGGTGTCAAACCTTTTCAAATGGCAGGATACTGGGATGCGCCAAAACACGCAGATGGAAGCATGAACGGATGGGAATATACTCCACCAACAGGAGGAAAGTTTCCATTTCGCCTTACCGACTTTAACGGATACAACCATCGTGCCAGTGCACCGATAAGTAGGTTCTCATGCCCAGACACTGCTACCAATCAGTTTACAAGTAGTAATTTTGTCTGTTCTGCCGCTATAACGATGCCATCGGAAGGACATGATACTGATTTTCTTAACATGGGTGACTTTTCCGAGATAGCCGATTGCTATTTCGGTGTCTATGTTAAGCACAAGACCAGTCAGAAGTACAGGCGTGTTACTGCCGACAAGAAGATAGGAACAGGATATGCTATGGTTACTGTAAACTCGTGGGGTATGACTGCTGGTGATTGGGAAGTTTATCCTTTCCTTAGTACAGCTATATTGAAGCAGGATGATCCCGATATTGCTCATATAGCATATTCCGTACCAATGGTAAGTAAAAGAGATATAGAGATAGTTGGTTCTTACGTAAGCATAACAATAATTGGTGGAGTGATGCCATCCGTTATGGGATATATTGAAGTTACTGTAAGAGTGAGAAACGGTTCGAGTAGCTCTATTTCTTTCCGTAATAATAGTTGTATGTCTAGGTTTGCAAGTAAGAAATTTGAAGATCCTATGGTTATAGGTGAATCAAGAGAAACAATAGAGGATTTTTCAGTATCCGCCAATTCCAGCATTGACAAGAAAGTGAGAATATTAATATCATCGGAACTGATTAATGCAGGAACCGCAAGGGTATGGGTAAGCCTTAACAGTGCTGCATATAAAGATAGTACATTGCTTCTTTCTATGGGTCCTAGTTTATAACCACAATCCTCCCCCTTACCGTTTATCAGTAAGGGGGAGTTAATATACGTTACTTTCCCACGATTAATAAAGCACTTATCACACTCTACACACATTCCATCGCACAATTCATTTAGCACCCCGTCTATTATTCCATTCAATCTCCTTTCGTTCCAAAATAAATAGCACCAAGTATGACAAACGAGCATCCGCAAAGGAATGCGAATATATGACTAACTATCGGGTTCATTGTTTCAATCCTTTAAAAACATGACTAATAACATCTACTGTCCATCCGTTTCCTAACAGCCCCATGCCTATATGTGGTTGTACCGACTTGGTGTATCCTTCGGGTACGGTCTGTAATCTTTCCGCTTCCGTAATATTGGGCGTTCTGAAACCTTTTTCGGGATTACAGTCGGGTGAGTTGAATATAAGCGGTGTAAGTGATTTTTTATATCTTCTTAACAACGATTCGGGGTTCTTGGCAAAACGGTTCCATGATTCAAGCATACACCATGATTTGTCTTTCTCCACATACCCGTCCGTGATTATGTCCTTGAACAGTATTCCATTGTCCTTCCATGCAGGTATTTTCCAGTTGCACCAGTAGTATCTTGCTCTCATTTGCGCGGAGAAATCGGAACTGTTGATATACACATAGTCTACTCCAAGATGTGACGAAATCAAATCAGCCCAATCGGATTTCATCTTCACGTTTTCGAGCATGAACTTTATATTAGGATTGAACTGTCTGATATGGTTCAGTATATTGACATATTCAAAGAATAATCCCGAACGCTCGCCATCGAAGTTCAGTTTCTCTTTCCCTAACTGTGAGAAATCCTGGCATGGTGTTCCGCCAATCAATAAATCAATATCTTTCCACTGTATATCCCATTCTTTCTAGTGCAATACGTCCGCAAGCTATCCCGTCACATAAACTCAATACATTCATAGATATGTTTTTTTTTAATTTTCAGCAAATATACGACATAAAACCGTATGCAACCAATACGTTTAACTTTTTTTTAATTATCTTTGCGATAATAGATAAAATTCATAATATGCAGTTTTCCATAGTACCAAAAATAGATGCCGAGATTATGTTTTCGGAAGATGATCTGTCCGTTTTCAGACAATCGACAGACGGTCTGTATTATATGATCCATACCGAGAAGGTTATGGAAGTGATGCCTATGACGTTGCCATATGACGGAACGGAACGCCATTTCCCTTACGACACATACGACACTGGCACAAGAGAGTTTGAGAATCTGCTTTTATCTGAGGAATGGGCTAAAATGGGAGAAATATGAGAAATATAGGTTTTTTTAACATAGGAAAACTTGGACTTGTCAAGTCGGCAGGTACAGGAAAGACTGATATAAACAAGGTGATAGAAAAATGGATACCAAAGCACATGGTGTTTTGGTATGATATGTCAAAGCCTGTGGATGTTTATGCAGAAAACTTTAATGATTGGACGAAATTCACAGGAGCAAAATATACCGTGACAAACAAGAGTGTCAATATAACAAATTTTGATGCCGTAAATAATGCGTGTATATATATCACCACATCTAAAAAGTTTAACGGCATAACGATTACGGTAGATGGATTATTGGATGGTCAAGAAATAGCATGGGGATATAATAACAACCCATTGGTAAGAATGCCTAAAAATGGAACTTATACACTAGAACCTATTGATAGCGTAACAGGAAATATAGGTTTTAGAAGTATAAATATTGTCGGTGCTTGTAATATCACCATCACCCAGCTCCCGTCAGGACAATCCGTTCCCACAAACGAGATACTAAAAGCCAATCCATACTTGCAGGATTTCAGTGGAAACAACAGACCGCTTAAATTGAACAATTTCCTATTTGCTGCAATGAGCGGTGTGGGAGGGTATGAAACTAATTTCTCCGATAATTCTATATGGATTTCATCACCTCAACATGGAAACATTATAAATAACCACACATATAACCCCATGCTTAAAGGCTCCAGTAGTGGATTGTACACTGCTACAGGTTTAGTTAAGGTTAAATTTAAAGCTACTGTTACGGGGATGAAAAGTGGTTACAGACTTGAATTTGGTTCGGGTGATGTGGCTCCATCGGACAAGTCTATATATGAAGATGGAGAATATGAATTTGGTTCGGGTGATGTGGCTGTGCCATATGGATTTAAATTATATGCGGATGATTATAGCAACCCTAATACAGATGTAATTATTGAATTAAAGGAAGTCTACCCTAATGCCCTAGTGACAGACGGAGTGGATGATTATGGTGTTGTGGAGAACTTGCAGCAGGGCGTTAAGGTGTTGTTTATGACAGCAAATCCATTGGGGTTATATAAGACTTGGTATGCTCAAGACAGCTTTTCTATATATGGACAACCTAGCATTACAGCCTACAATTTTAGAAATACAGGTGGTGTAACTTATTTGGATGGTATATTAAATGAAGCTGAGGTTCCAAATAATTTGCTAAATAAAAAGCAAATAGTAACAATCGTTAATCCTACTGATGGTGGTAATAACAGCATAATGTTTTTTAATAGCTATGGTTCATCTTATATGAATATGGCTTTCTACGGTTCCATCGGTTTCGATTCCGTTCCCACCAAACAGAATGACGGGTTTACCGAACAGGATTTGATTGATTACTATATACCAAACGCTATCGTAACAATAACGGTCGTAGATGTATCGGGTTCTCCTATACAGGATGCTGTAGTCACTGTTGGTGGAATACAATACAAAACGTTGTCTGACGGTACAGTAAAAGTACGGGGTATGGCAAATAGCACGATGTCGCTGTCTGTAAAGAAAGACGGGTATATGCCGTTTTCTGACAATTCATGGAAGTTTGCTGATTCAAGGATAACGCTAGAGGTTCTTCGGAATACCGTAATCACTGAAAATGGATACAGCATATTGCTTGAAAACGATGGTTTAATATTAACAGAATGAAAAAAATGGAAGATAATCTTAAAATTTCACAGATGCCTCCCGTTGAAACCGCTACGGGAGAAGAGATGATACCATGTGTGACAGGGGACCCTAAACAGAACAAATCCGTCACGGTGTCCAAGATAAGACAGGGCATGGTAAAGGACGAAAGCTATGTGCATACCGACAACAACTTTACTACCCAGTTAAAAACCAAACTTGACGGGATACAGGAAGGTGCACAGAAGAATACCGTCATAGGCGTGAAAGGTAATGCCGAACAGTCTTACAGGACAGGGAATGTCAATATAACGAAAGACAATATAGGTCTGTCAAAGGTGGACAATACGTCCGATGCCGAAAAGCCCGTATCCACCGCACAGAAAACAGCCCTAGACAAGAAGGTAGACAAGGTGGACGGCAAGGCGTTATCCACAAACGACTTTACCAATGACTACAAAACCCTTCTCGAACAGATAAAGATGCAGCAGGGGAACATATATGGAGTGGAGATGAGAAGAGGGCAGGCAGACCCAGCCTTTCAGACATGGATAGGAAAGGAAGAGTTCAAGACATCCCATCCCATCCTCAACTCTTTCCGTGTGGCAAAGGTAAAAGACGGTAAGGTAGTCGGATTTCTTGACCAGACCAATTTCTTCAAAATGGCTGACGGTAGCCCGTCAAATATTGTTATTGACGGAACTGATGTAACAGATGACGGAAGCGATATTATGCTTGTAAACACCAAGCCTTTCTGGGTAATCAACGGAGGAACGGATGACACATACGAAAGAAGGCTTGTCAGTGACACTCCGTTTACATACGGTGGCGATACAGCCATAGAGATAAAGCCGTTCGGAATGAGTATCGGTTATTCCACGATAAAAGAAGGAAAGCAGAGGTCTATCCTTGACTACACGGTAAAAGGAACGACAGCAGCAGGAAATCTAGGCGTGAACATAATGGAAGGAAACGGATGGCCTACGACAAACGTGTCACGTTTTGATTACGAGAAATACGCTAGGGCAAAGAATGCGGATATCACAAAGAACTATCCTTACGCCAATGCGTTCGCCCTTGACCTTGAAGTATGGTGCACGCTTCTGTTCATTAAGTTCAGGACAAAAGACCTGCACGCACAGTCTGTTTGCGGAAAAGGAATATCATCCAACGATTCAGCCCCCGATGCGTCAAGCTGGGGAAAAATGACAGGCGTCAGGTTCAAGAAGGCGGACGGTCAGACCTATGTGTATTACAATATGAACGGGAAAGGATTTAGAGCGTCAGAAACAGGAACGTCTTATGATTTCGCCGTATTAATAAACAACTACCGTCCTTACATGAAGATGTTTGAAGCACAGCTTGCCATGTCATACGCAAAGGGACACAATGTCGCTCCCGACACCGAGTTTGAATATGAAAGCACAAAATACAAATATTACAACTTCCAAGGTCATAACGGATTGGCTGACGGGGAGATGTCAGGGATCGTAGCCAAGTTTGTCAATGCAACTGTAACCAGCGGATGGAGTATTCCTGACAATGCGGCAGTGACAGACCGTGAAATAGAGATATGCTTCACACAGCCTATCATTCGCGGACGTATTGCCGGGTGGGGAGATATATGGATGTGGTACAGTGGGATAGATTGTGTCATGCACGATTCCACATCCATAGACATCTATCAGACCTATGACGTGAACAATCTGACTACGGACAATGTAGCCACAGAAAAAAATCCTGGGGAATCTTACGGTTTTGAGAATACGTATGATTTTGTCGGTTCTATGGCTAGAGGTGAAGGATACATAACGAAGAACTTTAAGAACTCTCTTATTGGAGAGGTCAAGGGAAGCAATCTTCACACGGGGGAATGCCATTACAACTGGGTTACAGGAAATGCAGGTACGGGTAAGATTGGAAGGCGTGGTGTTTACTTTGGTGGTCGGTCGTACGACGGCATTTGTTCTCTGCGGGCTGGTGGTTTGAGCCATGGTCCTTCGGGCGCGGGCGCGAGCATCGGTGGCGGCTTTCGTTGTACAATAACCCAACCCTAATTTTTCACGAAGTGAAAAATCCCCCTCCCAAAACTTGCAAAATATATTAATAATGTTTAAGTTTGCATAATTAAAAATCTAACCAAATGCGTCAGCAAAGTTAAATAAGTCTGTCAAAGGCGGTTAGTTGAAAAAAGGCGGTCTGTAGAATGGTGGTGTTTACTTTGGTGGTAAGTCGAACAACGGCAATTGTTCTCTGCGGAATGGTAATTTGAACCATGATCCTTCGAACGCGAACACGAACATCGGTGGCAGCTAACGTGCTAAAAAAATTACTGCTATACAGAAGCCTCGTCAGGAAGATGAAAAATGTCAAGACAACCCATTGTTTGAGGATGGGAACTTATTAGTACATTTACAGTTGTAGGTATATGGAAAGTTAGTTAGCTTTGGCTCAACGGACAAAGAAAAGCACGTAAGATGAAAAGATTGAATAATATTTTTGAAACGATAGGCAGTATGGATAACATTATCTCTGCTGCTGAAAAGGCAAAGAAAGGAAAGAGAAATCACAGGGGTGTGAGGGATTATGAGAAACATAAGGATGAATATCATCAGAATGTTTATCAGATGCTTAAAGACAAATCATACCATGTAAGCAAGTATGAGGTGATAGAGAAAGTGACTGATGCAGGAAAGATAAGGGAGATACACAAACTCCCGTTTTATCCGGACAGGATTATCCAGCACAGCCTTTTGATACCAATGATAGACAGATGGACAAAAAGCCTTACACTTGATTCATATAACTGTCTGCCCAAAAGGGGTATTACAAGTAAGGTTAAAAAGCACTCCCTTGTGAGAAAGATGAAACGGACATTGCTTGAAATGGACAAAAACGGGAAAATATACGTTTTGAAAATGGATATTAAGAAGTTTTATCCGTCCGTAAGGCACAGCGTTTACAAGAAGGCATACAGCAAAGATTTGAAAGACAGGGATGCGTTATGGCTTATGAATACGCTTAATTATAGCAATAAAGGTCTGGCTATTGGCAATCCTGACGCTTAGATAGGAAGCCATTTGGTATTAAGGTCTTTGGACCATGTTGTGAAGGAGCAGTTCAAAGTAAAGCATTATTTCAGATTTGCCGATGATATGGTGATATTATCCCATGATAAGAAACAGTTGCATGAATGGCTGTGGAGGATAAGAAATTACCTGTGGTATGAAAAGAAATTGGAGATGAAGAAAAATTACAGGATATTCCCCGTTTCAGAAGGAATAGATTTCGGTGGATTCGTCTTTACTCCTGGTCATACCAAAATAAGAAAGAGAATAAAGAAAAACTTTGCGTCAAAACGTAATAACCCAAAATCAATTACGAGTTATATGGGTATGTTGATGCACTGTGATTCTAAAAACTTAATTAATAAAGTTTTAGTTAATAATAATAGCCACATGACAAAGATTAGTGACTTGAATATAAGAGTGTCAAGAAAGTTTGACGGAAAGGATATAAAGATAGACAAACTTGTCGATGAGCATATAGACATTCTTGATTTTGATGTAAGACCATCTACAAAGAAGGACAATAGTACATGGGTAAGAATGCAGATACTGTTCAAAGGAGAAAAATGCTTTGTGAAAGGCGGATACGAAACATTAGGAGCATTCCTTTCCCAAGTAGACAAAAGCCTTTTACCATTGGAAGATGTTGTCATAAAATTCAATAGGGGTTATTATTTTGATGGAACATTAGATATTTAAACTATGGAAAGAGGTTTGATTTTTGACGAGAAGCCTGCCTTTATCTTTGATTTAGGCACTGGATATAGCAATGTTCATTTAAACATTGAACAAGTTGACGAACCCGAAACGGACGATATGGGAAATATTGTACAGGAAAAGTTCGTCAAAAAGTGGAAAGCCGATGTACAGCGTGTAAAGAACCCTGTATCATACGACAAAACGGTAGATGCCGCCATAAAGGATGAATTTCCAAACGGAGAGGAAGAAGCGGCTCTCAGAAAAGGTATTTTAAACAAACTTGACCCGGATTATGTAAAGCTGAACGAGTTTGCCGAAAGTGTGAAACAATCTTACTTGAAAGGATATGGAGAACAATGATAAACAACAGATAGGTGGGTATTTCTCCACCAAAAACGCTTCAAAGGATGAAGCGTTAAAAGGTATCGTAGCTGCAAGAATATCAGCATCGGAAGATGTAACCGACAAGGAATACACAGCATTGTCAAACCTTATAAGAGTAGCAACATCGGATGGATGCCGTATCTCATTGGTACAGGAAACGAAAAGCAGATCAAGCAGAATAGCACCAACAGGAATGCTTCTCCCGGCAGGAACGGTGGAATATTTTTCAGTCACACCGGGAAGCAAGGTAAGTGTTACGGGAACAGCAAACATATCATCTATTGAGTAGGACATGGGAATGAATTACAACACGATATTAGCCTCTTTACTTGACGGAATATCTCTAGCATTGAAAAGCGGAAACTCGAATGTTGATGCGGAACAGTTCAATTTCCTTACTGACGCAATAAACAAATCCACTATCATACCGTCTTATTTTGATAGAGAAAATGCCATTAAGTATCTTGATGTGAGCGACACAGAGTTTGCAAGACTTACATATAAAGGCACTAAATTTCATCCCGTACTACCGTTATTATCTCCTGTGAGAGTACAAGGAATGACAAAGCCCGTTTATTTGAAAGAAACATTGGATGCTCTTAAAAACAACGGCTTATACGTCCAAAGAAGTCAAGGGGTAAATACAAGACTAAAAACTAGGAAAACTAGACAACCTCATACGCATACATTGTAACACAATCATCTTTATTCTCCATATTAACCGCTTGGAAAATGTTTTCTTCATTATCCAAAGCGGTTATTTTATATGTTCCGTTCATCAGATCAACAGTGTCACCTAATTTTATATAAGCGTACTTGTTTCCACTAGGTATTAAATACGTAATCTTTATTGGATTATTATTCCATTTTTTTAATTCTTTCATCTTCAATTCCTCTATTTTAAAATTATTGCGCTAATATACGAATAGGAAAAACAACACACAAGCAAATAACTTATTTTAACAAGTTTAAACTATCTGAAACACAATAAGTTATACTACGAAATTTTTATTTTTGTTTAGACCATCCATGTTGTAAATTTACATTCGTAAAGATGAGTGCACAGTCTTTACGGGAGTTATAATACACACACATTAAATTACAATATTATGGGTTCAGACAAAATTTTTATGTTCGACAATCCTGCCGCTGGAGAAAGCGCAGGTATTATGTCAATGATTCCTGCACTGTTGCAGAATAAAGGATTAGACCCCAATCTTGTAGCTGCCTTGATGAATGGAAACAAAAATCAAGACGCTTGGGGTGGTGCTGGTTGTTATTGGATCTGGATTATCCTGCTCTTCTTCCTGTGGGGTGGTAACGGATTCGGTAACGGGTTTGGCAATGGAGCAAACGGAATCCCTGCTCAATTGAACAATGAAGCAGGACGTGAATTGTTGATGAACGCTATTCAAGGAAACGGAACAGCTATCAACCAGTTGGCTAGCTCTTTGAACTGCTCTACTCAACAGTTGCAGAATGCTATCTGCCAAATTCAAGGACAGATTCAGCAAGTTGGTAACCAGGTAGGTCTTTCCTCTCAACAGATCATCAACTCAATTCAGTCCAATAGTGCAGCTATCGGTTCTCAGCTTGCTTCTTGCTGCTGTGATATCCGTACCGCTATCGAACGTCAAGGATGCGATAGCCGATTGGCTACTGTAGAGCAGACCAATACTCTGACTAGCAATGCAAACACTCAGTTCAACATCATATCTGCTAAGATTGATGCTCAAAGCGCAATCATCAATGACAAGTTCTGTCAGCTTGAAATGCGTGAAATGCAAAACAAGATTGATGCTCTGAGACAGGAAAATAGCAATTTAGCTTTAGCTGCTTCTCAACAGGCCCAGACTGCAAATATAGTTGGACAACTTAAGGCTCCGTGCCCAGTTCCATCCTATATAGTGCCTAACCCAAATTGTTGCTATGGAGGTTATCCGTTCATGGCTGGTTTTGGCGCAGGTTATGCTGCTGGTGACAACTGTGGTTGCAATTGCTAAAGTTTAGTTAAGAGTTTTTGATTTGTATATAAATTACAGGTCAGAAACTCTTATCCCGATGCAAAATAATAAAATTCTAAAGAAAGGGAAAAGTTATGAGTTATTTTTTTAATCCTTATATGATGGGATATAACGCTAACCGTTTTAAAGGAGTACATAGACTTGACTTTGGAGGAATACCGTTTGTTAGGACATCTTCTGTAACGACAGATACGACAAATTCAGAGGTTATCTATGGTATTAACCCGTGTCTGTTCAGACGATTGCCAAATCAAGGTATTTTGCTATTAAGCGTAAATCATGTTCCTGCTGCCGGATCTGACGGGTATCTTGTTTCTGTGGCTACCACACTGACAAATACCACATCAACATCCACAAGCAAGGTTCCTTTGGTAAACGGTTCGGGAGATCAGATTCCGTCTAGTGAAATTTCACAAGGCAATAAATACTTTGTCTATTACGACAAATGTAATGGGATATTTCAAGTAGTTAATCATATCGTTGCACCTGCTACTGCCGCACAGGCTAGAAGCACTGTAAAATGATATTAAAAAGTTAGAATAAGTATGTTTCAATCAATACGACAAGGACAGCAGTTTTTCATATTGCATAAAGGGGAAAACCCAAGATGTGATGTGGGCACTGTGGTAAGTGTTTCAAATCCTGTTCCTAAATATCAGAACGGATATACAGCATATCCTCTTCCGCAAAATGAAATGGTTGTGGATGTGAAAGTTAAGGTTGGAGATGATACTCTTGATTTTCAAAAGTTGCCAGCCAATCTTAGTATAGCAGACTTTTCCCAAGTAGGCGGGAATGTGGTTGTATCGGAAAGCAAGGATGCCATCAATGCTGAGATAGAAGCAATGAAAATAAGTAGTGTAAGGGTTGTGGAATCTGTGGAATACCATCAGAAAGTAATCAAAAGCTGCGATGAGATGCTTACAGCATTGAATCCTGCATTTGCCGAAAAGGCACAGCAGGACAAGGAGATGAAGGAACTTAAAGGTGAATTGTCACAGATAAAGGATATACTTGCACAACTTGCTGCTTCTGGTATCAAATTGCCTGACGTGCAACATGTAAACAATAATAATAACAACAATAAAAAATAAACACTATGGGTTGGAAAGTATATGGAATGGGCCGTAGCTTTGAAGGTGAAGATATGGACCGGGAATTAGAAAAAGCGTATAAAGAAGGCTATCGTGACGCTATGGAAGAAATGGATGGACGTTACGGTGAGCGTGGAATGCGTAGAAGAATGGACGATGACGGACGTATTTGGGATGACGATGATGAGTACGGAGAAAGACGCGGAGTCAAAGGTACTGGTCCTTACGCTAGACGTAGACGCTAATTAAATTGGTTTAAGCCCGTAGTGGTTTGCTACGGGCTATCTTTTTAAAAACAAAAGCTATGGAAAGAACGAGATTAGATGTATATGAGAAACTTCCTTCGGGAATGGAAAAATATCTTGCAGAACATGGATGGAATTTCTCAAAGAAATTGTGTGAATATGCCGTTTCTAAAATGAAAGACAGGAACGGTAACAAAATACACCCGTATGATAAGGATCAAGTGGAAACATTAATGAAGCAATTCAATGTTGAGTTGAAGAATGATGTGGAATACAACAAGGTTTATGTATTGAATATGGTACGTGCCGACTATATGGGTTCATCCATAGTCAATGAGCAATATGCCTGTATGTTTGTAAAAGACTATCTTGACGATGTTGACGGAAGCCCTACCCGTGCTCTTGACGAGTATTATGCAAAGTGTATAGCCTGTGGAACACCTTTCTCTTGGGAGGATTATATCTGATTGCTATGGTACGACAAAGACTATACATTGAGGAATATGATTGGACGGTTGATGTGTTCTATTCTGTGGATAAATACTCTTATTTAAGAGCGATGTACAGACTGGAATACATTGGCTGTCCTTTTCATTTGCTGAACAGGATAACGGATAAGATAAAGACTGAAAAATACAATTACGGTGTAACGTATTCAAACGACAAGTGTACTGTAATTATTATCAGTCACAGTACATCTGATGAAGAATTTATGAATACACTGGAGCATGAAAAACAACACATGATTGGTCATATAATTGACTATTACGGCATAAAGCCTTCATCAGAAGAAGCCGGATACCTTGCAGGATATGTAGGTGCTTTATTTACAAAACCTATAAAAGACGAGATTTGCGATTGTTGTAAGAAAAAACTAAAATAAATCATTATGAAAAAGATTTTTATGGCTATGATTAGCGGAAAAAGCAAAGAAGAAGTATATGATATGCTTAACGATTCGGAAAAGGAAATCCTGTTCGGTATTGCTCAAAGCATGGGTATATCACGGGTAGAAAGAAGGAAAATGAAAAGAAAATACGAAAAGAGAAGATAGGCTAACTGCCTATCCTCTCTATTATCAGTTAAAACTTTGGTATAATTCAAGATTGTTGAAAACATAACACTCCTTATCCTTGACTTGCGGATACATGTAAGAGGGAATATTCGCTATCTTACGAGCATTACCCCAGTACGATGTCCAGTCCTTCACGTCAAACAGAAGTTGCGGGGTATCATAAAATAGGTTCAGTTCTCCTGTTGTTTGTACACCTTTATCCCATTTGCCTTCGTCACGGGCGATATATAGTTTAAAATTATTCATATAAGTTTTCTTTTCATAAGAGTGTTTTCTACTTCCATCCAATCAACAAACGGTCTGTTTGACAGGTTTACATCATATTTCAACGGACATCCCAATGCCGCATCGTCAATATATATGTGACAATAAGGTTTGGGTGATAGTGTCCATGTATGCTGTTCAGGATTCTCGTTTATACCGAACAGGGGTACGTTATTGTCCATAAACCATTTTACAGCTTCCGACAAATATTTTCCTCCCTGTTTGTGTATGTTGTAATCATCGGAAGTAACATCATCATTATCACTTCTTATGGTGAACAGGATAAGTTTGTGTCCGTTTTCAACCAATTTTTTCAATACAGGCACGGCACCTATGTCCTTGCCGATTTTAGGAAAGTCGTGTGTCACGACTGTTCCGTCAAAGTCAATTCCTATAATAGCCATAATTATTTGTTATGTAATTTATCATACACTTCTTTTACCTGTTTATACCTTTCTTCCTGCTTCTTTGTGAATGGCATGAAGGAATGATTTAACTACCGACATATATAATAACATTTATCATTGGAATAATCGACTTTATCACAATTAATAAACCAATCAATGTCATTCCTCATTTCTCTTGCAGAAATAAAGGCATCAATAAGTTTTGGATATTTCATAAGTCCTATGTAATTGCTATTGAAATCTGCTTTCGGGCAAACAATACATCCAACTCTTTTGCAATAATCATATTCGGGATTTATAGGTAATGAATATTTATGGATATAATCCCATACATCCTTATCCGTCCAATCTATAATAGGCTTTAATTGTATGATGGAAGTAGCACCAATAGACTGACAATGTTCTTCAAAATAGGAATCAAACAATTCTTTATTTTTCTTTAAAGTCGTTTTGTTTTTCGCTTCAAATGCCGTCCTATTACTCCTACTCCTACTTTCAGCTTTCCTTACTCCCGTAATACTGCACGCATCCACATATTTAGGATTGTGCTTATAATCCTTGCAACAATAAGCTATTTGTACAGTAGGAAGGATGGATTTGTGGTTTTTCCATATATTTTGTATAAACCCGAATTTATAATCACGCCTCCATATTACATCGGGATAGTTTTCTTTTATGAACCTTAATGTAATATTACTTTCAAAGGCATGGTTGAAAAAGGCTTTGAACGGTATCCCGGCACGTTTACAAAGGTCATAACATACCTGACTATCTTTTCCTCCCGAAAAACCCAAATGTACTTCCAACCCCATTGTTTTAGCTATCTTACTGAATTTTTGTATTCTAGTAATGGCTAATTGTTCTTTTTCATCTATAACCATTTGTTCATCTATTATTTCTTTCATACCAATTTAATCATAGCCTTCTTTAAATTAACAAATAAAGGTATTGCTGACATGCCCCCATTGCAATCCAACTGTCTTAAAGAGGGGACAACCTCTCCGTTATCATCAATTTCATAATCTGCGATATAGGCTAACTTCTTCGCTTCGGGAACCAATATCCTTTCATTATTCCTTTCATGAGCCATGACCGTTATACAGACTTTGCTTCCAATAGGGAATACTTGGTTGGATTCAATGTATTCCTTTTCCAACTGTTCCTTTTCTCCATTCAATTTTTTTATCTTTAAATCAATGGCGTATCTTTTGCTTAAAAATTCTTCCTTATTCATCTTTTTTGCCATTCTAATTGATCCTAACATACTTACCTGCTATATCACAGTTTCTTAATATTTCCGCGTTGTTTTCACCAAAAGCGATGAGAATACTGCCACAGCCAAGAGAATCCCCACGAGTTCCGTCTGGACGGAAGAATCTGATTCGGTTACGCAAGAACTTCATTGCCGTTGCCTTTTCGAATATCACATCCTGAAACATCTTTGAATCACAGCGATTGAAAAGTAAAGCAATACCGTTTCCATGTTCTGCCATCCGTTTAACGAAGCATTCTATAAGAGGACGGGAATAAGGTGGGTTCAACCAAACACGTCCTTTCCATTCCTGTTTTAACCCATCGTCATTTTTATTGTACATGACATTTGCCGTTTTATAGGGGGGGGGGCTAATGGGGCACATGGGTCTAAATCAAATTCACCTAATGCGTCTATAATTTCTTTCGGTGTGTACCATTCATCGGTACTATTAGACGATCTTTCAAAAGTTGTATTCATTTCTTTTATGTTTTGAGTGTTATTTATTTCTCTTTTAACGAAACATTTCTATTACCACTTTATTTTCCGAGTTTCCATCATCAGGATGTACATCAGTAAAATCAATGACAGAAAAATCATATAGATCAGGAATGTATTCAGTTTGATAACCTCCTGTATTCATTACGATATTTATTTCAGCATCCTTATTGACAACTAACATTAGTTCGTCAATCATGTCTTGGACAGTAATTATTCTTTTCATTTTTATATCAATTTTAATGCTTCCTGTAAACCAGCTTCAAGTGCGTCTTCGTAGACATCCCATTTACCACCATCATTAGGTCCTTCATAAACAGAACTGGTTATATGAGTTCCATTGTCAGCTTTAGATATTTCGTATCCATAGCCACAAGCACAGTTATATACACATATATGAATATTTTTGGTTTCACGTAACCACTTCTGGGCAACGGATTGAGTAGGGCAAGAATAAAATGATTTAGGTAAATCCTTACTAGTTCTAAATATGGTTTCCATCATTATACCCTTATGATTAATAATATCTTTGCAATACTCATTAAATCCTTTCTCTTTCAGCATCTTTGCTGTTTCTAATGTTACAAGTTCTTCGGTCATAATTTTATTCTCCTTTCAATTTCTTTATTAGCGCATCAGCGCAATTAACCGCATATTTAGCGATTGCATCAGAATTACCCCCACGGTCATCTGCTACAACAGCCTTAATAATATCTTTCGCTAGTTCATATCGCCTCTGTTCCCAGTCGATAGCTGAAAAATCAAGTTCGCATTCCTTGAAAACCATATTACCACACACATATAAATAATCGTTGCTATGTTGAGGGTTGATGTTTAATTGGGGAGTTACATCTACCAAAACTCCTGTTGATTTTACTCTTGCTTTCATTGTTCCTCCTCTGTTTTAAAATGTTCAATCAGTTCGTTTACGGTGGCCTTGTGATAACGTCCTGAAATAATGGTTGCATTATCCCAATTTTCATCCCAAAAGAACATAATGCCTTTGAGTTCTGTGAAATAATGATCATTACCAATAGAATCGCCATAAGAAACGCTAAGAATGGAATCTGCTATAAACCACTGCATGTAGTTACTATCATCCCTCAATGCAGCGATAGCCAGGAATAGTTCTTCATTCGTTCCGCAATCAATACGTCCTTTCTTAGTGACAGTATCTACATTATATATCACTCCATATAAATTACCATAAGACGTTATAATAGCTTTTCCTTCTTCGATACTTTTATGACTTCCATTGCCGTCATAATTATGTGCATCTAAGGTTGTATTACCAGAATTAAGTATTTCATATCCCAACTCTTCCAGCTTCTTCCGAAGTTCCTGTGTATTTTTGCGTATAAAACACGGTGTTGTAAATCCCATAGTTATTCCTCCTTATCTATCTTAATATCCGTTACTTTACCACGACAGACAAAGCACTGGTCCATGTTTATATCGCAAATGATTTCTGAACTAGCATCGCACTCATTTTGTAATGAGCACTCATCACATACTCCAACGGACAATTCATGCATCATCCCGTCTATTATTATTCCGTTTTTTACTTCCATACCGTTCATTCATTAGAAGTTACACCCAAACACAATACTTTGTCAGAAACGCCTATATCGTCAAACTCCAAAGTTAAATACTCTGTATCGTAAGGATAAGGGTATCTGCAATTTTTCAATTCTTCATCCGTCAATTTGCGTCTGATACGCATCTCGATTTCAAAATCATCGGGAAGGTTCTCTATGATTTTTCTAAGTTGTCCTACGTTCTTTATTTCCATATCTCAATCTCCTTTCCATCTATCCTAGCAGCATATACATTACTACTAGGAATAGGTAATAAATTGTTGTTTTACTCATTTCTTTCTTGTTATACATTAATTTCTAATTTACCCCTATATTTGTTATATGGACTTTCTACATAAAAATCCCACTCACCAGTAAATCGTAGTCGAAAGACTTGTTTTGCAAGTTCAATGACATCTTCTATTGTTTTAAAACAGTTAGTCAAATCGCCTTCATTGTAGTAATCCCCCCATCGTTCCGGGTATTTGTCTATTTCTTCCTTAGTGAGTGGACGTTTAAGCACAAGTTCATAGGTATAATGTGCCAATGGGATATTGTTGTCAAATATCATTTTACTATGTCCTGGCTCTCCGTCACATTCCATATTTACACCTTGAATCTTTATCCTTCCGTAATAATGTATAGCGTTGGAAGAAATGCCTCTGAATGTCGTAATTTCAAGCGTAGCGCGCCTTTTGGGATTACCTTTGGTGTACCCCCAAGACCTTACGGCATGAAGTTTATCATTGGAAAGTATAATATCAAGACCGCATTTATCTGTAAACACATCGGGATAAACATATTGTTCCCCTTGACTTTGTTTTACTATCTGCTCTAATGTCATATTTCCTCCTTTATGTTCCCTTTTAAATTAAATGCAACTGATTCGATATGTGTATTCATCAATCATATCATTACCGATAATCTCAGGTAGTTCAAAAAATCTTGTAGCTGGGCAAACATGGGCTTCAATCTCTATGCAAAGACCGTCACCAGGCATATAGGCACAACCTACGTTATTGTTCCAATTTATATGCTTTTGGGCTTCTTTAGCTACTTTATCGCAAGCTAATAAGTATTCAGAATATTTACTGTTTGCTCTTTTTATTTTTTTGAATAGTATATCGTTCATTTCTATTCCGTTTTATCTTCATGGTATCAATCTTTCCTCTACGCACCAACATAGCATTTCATAAGATGCGTCAATTAATGAATAAGATAAAAATTCTTGATAATAATCAAACTCGTCAGACATGGAATAACATATATGCCAACAATTGTCACTAAAGTACATTGTAATCCAATAAGTATCCGTTCCTGTTTTTATCTCTTTTGGTAACAGTTCCAAGATGTCAAGAAAAGTAAATGCAGGAATACAATGTTCTTTTCTGAACGGTTCCTTGAAAGTTTTCCACTCTCGTAAAGATAATTGTGGTTGTTTCCCTTCCTCATAAGGATATAACATCCAAGTCATTGATGCGTTACCTGTATTCACTCCAAGTTCTTGCAGGTGTTTCATTTTTTCAATCGACAGCACATTCTCCAAAATTTCCATCCGTTAAAATATTTTTAGTTTTATTTGATACGCTTGCAGTAATATATCTGTTCGTGGTTCTTATATCAGAATGACCAGCCATAGATTTAAGTTCTCCTTCTGGTATTCCCATATTAGCCCATCTTGTAATAGCTGTTCTACGTCCTGTATGTGTTTTGATGAACTGGTACTTCGGGCCTTTCATAAGTACATTTGCCCGTCTTACAAATACCTGCTTGTTTATACCTGCTCTACATCCAAGAGTTGGTAGAACTTCATTCATAGTAGTCTTTAAGGAAGATTCTATGTTGTATTTATCGAACGATCTAACCTCTTTTATCATTTCTATAATCTTGGAAGGTACAGGAACCTCAACGTTCTTACCTGTCTTTTTTGATATATACGAAATAACATTTCCCTCCATCATAGAATCTTTCAATCTGAAAATATCGGAATATCTCATGGCAGTATAGCATTGAATCAGAAACAATTTCTTTACTATTTTTTCTGTAACGTTAAACGGCTCGACATTCCAGAATAATTCTATTTCTTCATCCGTAAGAGATATATTTGAAGGAGATTTTACGTTCAGTGAGATAATATAATCATTGATATATTTGCTCATCTCTTTTGATTCGGACAATATTCTTTTAAGCATTAAAAGATATGCCTTTTGGGATGATTCGCTTATCTTTCTCTTTGACTTTATAACATTGATCATATCATCTATCATGTCACGATTTACAGGCTTTTCAATAGATGGAACTTCCTTGAACGTAGGAATGGCATCATTAAAATCATACTCGTCATAAAGCTGATTGGTAAGATATGGCATTATATGTTTTGATAATGCTTCAAATCTTACTTTTCCACTTCTTGTCTTTGTATTATTCAACTTTTCTATCAATACTCCTACAGTCATAATTGAAGGGCTATATTCATTCTGAATTGTTTCAAGTCTGTTTTTTAAATCCTCAATAAGCCTGTTCTGTGACTCTATAGTCTTGTTTAACCTATCTATCGTTTCAGCGAGAATCTGAATTGTTTTTTCTTTATCTTCCATATCTTATATATTTTTGTTGCAAAAATAATAAAACTGTATATTCGATAGGTTAAACAATAGTTAGCAACACTTAAAAATGTTTACTACGCCCATTAATTTATAATCTCTCTCTTCATTAATGATACATATAGGAGCATTATTTTTAGGATCGGTATATGCCAATGTAACATAATCCCCAGGGAACACCTTCAATGCGTTAATCATTTTTTCAATATTCAGATTGCAATCCAAACGCCCTTGACAATGATCTTCAATTCCGACATTTTCCGAAATTTTATATCCTGCATCATTTGTGTATGTTATATCCATTTTATTATCTTCTTCCCTGCAAACAAAATGTGATATATTATACACATCTGACATTACCTTTATTCTTGAAAGGGAATCTATCAAGTCGCTAGTTCTTGCTTTTATAAAGTAATTAAAGTTTGATTTTATATTGTTTACCAATGGTATGTAGTTTACAAACTTAACCTCCATCAGCGTACAATTAAATACAGACCCGAAATCCCCATAAGATATAGACATCACCCTTTCATCATCAGATACAGAAACGGTTACATTTTCTTCTGACAACATTTCAAGAAAGGATAACGCTTCCTTTACCGATGTAGGCATTACATTTATGCACAAGTCCTTGGATATATCCGGCTGACATTCTACAACATCTCTGACAAATACAATCTTATCGGATGAACATATATCAATGCAATTATTGGAACAAATAAAATTTATCCCCACTCCACTAAGGCTAGTCACAACGTCACTGATATCATTAAACCCAATGTTTCTTTTTAATGCTCTATACAGATCATTCCTGTTAACGTTGACCCTTATCCCGGTACCACGCTTGCCCATTTTAATATCAGGATAAGATTCTACATCTTCTGCAAAGAAAGACGCTTCGCTGCCGTTGTAAGAGAATATTACGTCCTTATCATATATCTTTACTGTAACAATGGAATCCTTTACTGTCTTTAGCAGCTTTACAAGCCTTATCCCGTCTACTGCAAACTCCTGCCCGTCATTGCAGTCTGAATCAACAACTGGAATAATCAAACGCATCTCATTGAGGTTGTTGTATGAAGTAACCTCTATCGCATTCTCTGATGCTATATATTTAAAACGGAAACATTTCAATATCGTCAAACCTGTATCGGAAAGACAGGCTTTGGCTGAGTTTAACATTGAATATAAAACTTTTCTATCAAAAACTATCTTATTCATAATTACTCAATTTAAATGTATTTAATCCAAGAAAAATATTCTCTTTTATTAAGGTAATCCATGTCGTTCTCGTTATCATAGGCTTCCTTCTCGAACGATACATTCTTATACGCATTACCTTTTTGTGTAAGCCTGTACAGCCATTCCAAAATATACAAAATGTAAAACGGAACATACAAAAGCTCTTTCATTTGTTTTGTATGAATCGCTTCGTGATTGTAATCTCTTTCACGCATCGTACATCCTTTTCTTACGAAAAGAACCCCAAACAAATTTATACACTTGTACCCCTTGAATGGTATTATTTTGTTAGGCATTAATGTACATCTTTACACATACATTTTAGAACGTTAATCCAACGCCAGCTATCGAATTTATAAACTAATTGCATATTAATCAGTATTATGTAATACGAAATATTATGTGTTAAATTTTTATAATGGTGTTCATTTGTTTATTAATGCCTTTTGTTATATATAACTTTCATTGAAACAGCTCTTTAATTATTTTTTCAAAACTTACTTTTGTACTGCTGTTACGCATACAATAATCTTTTATCTGTAGTGTATTTGACATCCCCGGCTGACCACGCTCAATAGCGTCAAGTATATTCCACAACATTTCCTTAGACCATACGAAATATCCTCTAAAGAAATATGTAGCCATCACATCAGCCTGTTCTATTATATGATTACGGTCATGGTTACTGTCAGGCATTTTAAGTTCTATGCCATATATCTTACCGTCATGTATATAAGCAAGGTCTGGCATACTTTTTTTTGCTCCTAGAGCACGGAACTCAGCCGACTTGTTACCACTTACAGCAGGATGGAGAAGTTCGGAAAAGAATGCTACAAGCAACCCCCTGCATCCTTTACCTTCCTTCTCGTTCCTATAACTAACTACTATATCTTTCTGCATTTTCTTTTCTTCCGCAGACCGTTTTTCCTCAGCCATGATAAAAAAAAATTGTATTTGGCAAAGGTATCACGAAATGGGATATATGAGAAAAATAAAAGGTTAAAGTTTGTTATCAACAATCTCAAATCCTTCGCACATATCATGTCCGCTGTTTCTTAATCATTGCTTTCCTAAATTTTTGTAATGGTGTTCGCTTGTTCATTAATGCCGTTTAAATATTGTTTTATTTCTTTTTCTAACTTGTCCAATGTACTGTTTACCAATCCATCCCACTCTTTTTCATATACAGGAATATTCCTTTTTACTGTAGAGTGAAAAGAGATTTGATTCCCTAAAGGAAGATCAAAATACACAATAAAAGAAACTCTTTGCCCCTTGTTCTCTGAGCACCCAAAAGATAACTTACTTTCGTTATATATTTCGATAAGTTTGTCAATCAAATCTTCTTTCTTTGCGTACATTTTATCCGAGTAGGGAAATGGAGCGTCTTTAGCCTTTATATTGTAATCTTGTATTTCCAATGCAACACGGTAAATTTTAGCTGTAAAATCTCCTTGTTTTATCTTTTTATTAAGCATTAATTTCACCTTTCTTGTACCTATGCCGCACATATTTTTACGTTTCAATTTTAGCATGGATATCAATTTCCTGTTTTTCTCCAAGGCTTCTTTCTTTGCTTCTCTTTGTCTTTTACAATCTTCTATTACGGAAGTACAATCTTCTTTTATTCCGAAAACGTCCATTCCGCCAAAACAAAATGTTTCAATATCTAAGATTGTATTCTTTTCCATTCCAAGAAAGTCTATAAGCCTTTTGTCTATGCCAAAAATATTCGTGTAATGTCTAAGATGCGACACACAAACAATATATTCTGGGTTATGGGAACATTCAATCTCATCAAACACTTCCCAAGGATTAATGTTATTTTTCATAATGTTATTTTTTGTTTCTTTGGATATAACCCCATATAAACTTGCTAGAATATCCGCATTCTTTCATGGCTTTACGAAAATCAGTTTCCGTATTTCTGATATACAACTGCCGTATTGCCCAGTAAGTATTGTATCCTTTAAGTTCCGCATACTGGAAAAATTGCGTAGGTGTCATTTGCTCGAACTTTAAATCTCCTACCAGTTCTTGCAGTTCCGCGATTCTTATTTCCTTTTCGGTTGGATATACATATCCGCAGAAAGGACATTCCGAAGCAGTTATGGCAATATATTTACCACACTGTTTACATTCCTTCACTCCTTGTATTCCTTCACATTTCCCCTTGTTATGCCATAAAGCCCATTTACGTTCTTTCTCAAACTTGCCGAGCCGTGATATGTTGCCACCAAAGTCTAGGAGAAATGCTTCCGTCTTATTTGGGTGAAGCCGTATAGCCCTGCCAGTTGCCTGGATATAGAACTGAACGGATTGTGTAGCACGGTTTAATATGCAAACCTCTATACTTGTTTCATCGTATCCCGTAGACAATATGCCACTGTTGCATATAACGGTGAATTTATCGTCATGGAAATCCTTGATAAGCTGTTCTCTGTTTCCTGTAAGATGCTTGTATCTTTCATATAATGCTAACTCATCCGGCTTATTCTTATCTATGCCTGATATGAGAAATTTTGCAGGGATGCCAGCTTCATTAAATTCAGCGCACATCCTTATCGCATTTGCCTGTGTGGCATCAAAACAGATTGCTTTCTTCATTGGGCAGATACGCATATAGTTTTCAATCACCCCCTTGTACTGTACAGACTTGTTGAACACTGCCCCCATCTGCCTGCTATCAAAGTCACCTGTACGATAATCGGTATTAACCTTAGACAAGTCGGGTGCATCAACCGTAAACGTTCTCAACTTGGTTATGTTTCCCCGGTCCATCATATCCTGTATCTGGGCAGTTTCTACAATCTCTTCATAGTTCATGCCAAGCTGCCTTTGGTTCCCACTTCTCATCGGAGTTCCTGTAAGACCTACTACATACTTGTCATCAAGCAAACCTGATTCAAAGAGATAGTCCGCGTCAGATGAGTGCGCTTCGTCTATCAGACAGAGAGATACACTCTTAACCCATTCAACCCATTCGGGCTTTTCGAGCCTTCTACGGAGAGTTTGAGCCATTGCAGACACTACTAGACCTTTAGGTATGTTCCTGTGCTTAGGGGAGATGTATTCAGCCTGTATGCCAACTCTTTCCAACGTTCCCCCTGTCTGTGTCATAAGTTCAGATCTGTGGGATACGATAAGCACTTTATTCCCCTTTTCGACAGCACCTTTAGCCATAAAACTCATTATGACAGTTTTGCCGTAACTTACACAGGCAGAGAATATGACGTGTTTATGATTAGTCAGGGCATTTCTCAGACGGGTTATCCCCACCTCCTGATAATCCCTCAGCTTTATTTCGTTTGTACTCATCTCCTTGTATCATTCTTTCAAGTTCGTTTTTCAATGCAATCACAAAAGCCATACACTCTTCTCCTTCAAACTGCTCGACAAACTGCCTGGCGGCATCTTCGTAATCAGGAACACATTCCTTTTTGAAGTATTCCTCATTGTCTTGAAGAACCATCCAATCCTCGAAGTGATGGTTTGGTTTTTTCTTGAATATGTGAAGCAAAATGGCAGTGTCGCTATTTAGTTTGATCAGCTTCCTGTCATAGTTTTCAAAGTTGTCAACGTAATCCGTATTCATCTTCGTAAAACAATTTAAAGTTTCTCCATCTATGCCCGTTTTTCCCCTTACAGAAAGAACTACATGAGCGTTGTGGCATACCTAATTTCCTCTCACAGTCACAACAGGCTTCAAAGCATAGGAATCTGTTCGTGCCATCCTCTATCGCAATGACAGCCCTTGTATTGTTCCTATGACCGAGATAAGAACCGTTTTCCTTTCGTTTTTTAATGAGTTCCTTCATAATAACTCTTTTCTTTTCACGTTCCTCATCCGATACTTCCCTTCCTTTCTTGAATCCGTAATTATGACCTTTGACGAACCTTCCTTTTTCGTCACGGTAAGATATTGGATAATCTATCCATAATTCGCTAATTGCTGGCATTGAAATCTAACTTTAGTTTTACAATTTCATCACTCATGGCATGTACTCTTTTCAGCCATGCCATTTTCCATGCTTCTTTTCCTATACCATATATACGATATATATCATCTCCTGCATCATCAAATTTGATAGGAGTGCAGCTTGTTGACTTACATTTCGTTCCGTCCATAAGTTCAACGTCACCTACACCCCCATTGAGCATGATAAAGTTGATATTGTTTTCTATGGCAAGATAGGGGATGATTATTTCATCCCCACGATTAGGTTTGTTGTGCTTGATTAATGTAGTCATGGCAATTTAGACAATAATTCTTCTTGAATAACCTATATCATTTTGGCATTCTACTTTTTGGGCTAATGCCTGATAATCAACGTGTTCAATAAATTATCTTATTTTTGTGTAAACTCTGCAATTACCTGTTACATATTTGAAACACCAACAAAGTCATTTACTTTGCTTATTGGGTATTTTTTCGCATCCCGTTCGTTGAATGAAAGATAAGATAGAGCCATTTGTAACTTATCCTCCATCCTGTCTATATCATCTTTATAATCGCTTCTGTTAAGTTCCCAATACAAAAGTCTTGACGGATCGTTAACTGGGCGTAAATCAAACGGATCATCATCAGATTTACCGTCATATACGATATAATACATTTTATCTACATCGGGATGGGAAAGAAAATGCGACATTAGCTGCCAATAGTATTCCTCTATCGCCTGTTCCTTTGTTGCTTCTCTCAAATATTCAATCTTACTTTCAGAAGTAAAGCATTTCACTTCGGCTATATAAGATAATTTACCATTGACATCAAATCCATATCCATCGGGAGAATCACCATATCCATCATAGATATTATCGACAAAAACAATTTCGTCAAAATCATCCGCACAGGACATTAGTCTGGAGAACGTGTTATGGTTAAAACACTCGATAGCGTCTTTTTCATGATCCTTTCCCCACTCCATGTCAGAAGTGGATATATGTCGGCATGGTTTGTTTAACCTTCTTTCCCTTGCAACCTGATAAAGATAAGATATAGCTGTATCCCCGAAAGGAACGTCAACTGTCTTTCTCTTTACGCCCTGTTTTTTTGCAATCTCTAGTTCGGAAGGTGTCATTTCCCTTCTCCCGGAAACCATAAGTTTTCCAATGGCGGAAGAGGTGATTTTACCACACCTCTTCATAAGCCATAATTTTTCTTTTTCTTCTGCTTCCATTATTTTTTAACTGATTCGTTAAACAATTTCATAGCTTCAGCGTCCACATCATAGCTTGACGTGATGTATCCAATGTCGCATTTCCCACTTTTCAATGCTTCCAATGCAGCATTGAATTTATCAGAGTTCACTGTCATCTTCTCTTTCTGTGGCGGTGGCGGAACATCACGCCCTATACGCAATCCGTAAACCTTTCCTCCATCGCTTGGGTCACGTGTCAGTTCCTTGCATAATATGACACGAAAATCACGGATGGTTTCAGGATAATCAGTTTGAGCCAGCTTAGTAAGACGTTTGCGGTTCGTACTGTTCAACAGCATAGGTTTAGGAACAAGGTTTGTTTCTTTAAAGTAAGCAATCCATGATGGTTTCTTACTACCTTGTACCTTTGCATTCTCATCCCATACGATATGAGATATTGTAGCGATGATAGACTGACCGTTAGGGAGTATTTCTACTCCCACATAATCAGATTGACTTCCAGTTCTCCAATGATGGAGAACCTGGTTTTGTTGTTCGTTTGACATATCTATTAAATTTCACTAGGTAAAACTACAGTTGAATTTCCCGTTTTGTCTACAATGACGCTCTTTCCGCCTATGACAACTCCCGTCTTGTGTCCACTTGGGTATTCCGTTAAGCAGGAATCATTTTCCGCTTCATACGGATATACATCCATAATGGCGGTTTCGGCTATGGATGAAATCACATAGTCTGCCATTATGCCTTTCATTCCTTCGTCAAGTTTATTTACAGCATCTCTCAAATCGGCTGCCTGAACAAGCATATAGCATGATGTCTTTTTCTCCGCTCCGCTCTTTTCGTCTAGCGTAATGTAATACAGCTTACACTTAAACCAGCGATCGGCTGCATCTTCTTCATATGGGAACAGTTCGCTGTAGTTGGAGCGTTTGATGTCCGAAACAGTGAACTCGCCACTGATAAACGGTGTCATTTCCGATATAATACGTGCTTCCGCCTCAGTGAAGCTAAGCGCATCAACTAGGTATTGCTCACTTACTTTCTTATTCATCCCATTTTCTGCTACTTTTTCGTAGCGAATTTTACACTCAAAAAATGTTTTCATGTTTATTGTTATTTAATAGTTCAATTACGGTTTCCTTAAACATTTCTTCGTTATCACAAATGATAAATTCCTCAAAATCATCATCCTCTTCATACCTAACACCATCTTTATACATTGTCATTTCTCCAAATGAATTTGGATATGGTGCAGTCAGACCATTGTAATCACAACAATCAGGATATGTTTCAGGTATAAGTCCTTGTCCTTTTAGCCAATCCCTTAGTTCGGGAGTGTTTTCATTTATGTATGCTTCTTTTTTCATGAGGTATTAATGTACATTGTTATATCTGTTCCATTTATAAAGGGCGTAGGGGAATCGAACCAACAAACAATAATTGGGCAGTGCCAGCAATCATTATTAACTTGCCGATTGAATATTCATAAATCAACAAGCCCTTACAATGTATATTGTACACTTATCCATAATAAGAAACACATCCAGTGATTACGCCCTTTATTCACATATCTAGCAGGAATATAAACAAATTAACTTAATCAAAATTGAAATTATCCTCACCACTTGGTTCTTCGTCTGGCATATCATTACCGAAATCCATCGGAATGAACCAGTCTGAAATATAGTCTTGCATGATTAATCCTCCTGTTCTTGCTTAAAATATTCATAACTTATCTCTCCATTTACGATCATATCCATGATTTCTTCATCGGAAGATGTGGCTATCTTCATCATAAACTCATCTTTCTTCACCTTTTCAATATCTTCATTTTCATTCTTATCCACCTTTTCCACCCTTCCCGTCTTTTTTGCCTTTTCAGACATATAAGACACAGCATCTTTAGCTATTTTCAAGGCATACTCTGAATCGTATAAAGACATCATGGATTGAATGTATATTCCGTTAATCCTGTCAAATATTTCCTGTTGGGGAAGGCTTAGGAACTTTGCCGTATTCGCTCCCATCATCACCTTTATCTGCCAAGATGTTTTTATATTCACTATGTGAAGCCATCCCTCTTTGATAGGGCTTTTAATAATATAAAAGTCACCTACAATATATCCTTCGTCTATTTCTTTCTTTTTCATAGCTTATACTTTTCCAAAGCAAGAATCATTTTATGATCTTCAAAGGCTGATTTTATTGTATTGTCAATCATCTTGTTGTGCGTTTTAGAATCTATATCCAATTCTGAAACATTGTATCCATTGTCAATCTTATTCTGAATACTGAAATAATAATTTCTTATTGTCAGCACATTTTTGTGTATCTCTTCCCTTGTCATTTTCTCGATAAAAATTTATTTTTAACAAATGATAAAAGCATCACGGATATTTCATCGGCATATCTTGCAAAATCATCCTGGTATTTCTCGTCAACATTGTTATCCATCCATAGGATTTGATTCTTTGCCATAGTACCTACCTTTTCAAGCGTTTCAAACATTTGAAGGCTAGATCCGGGGAGTGTTTTCTTTAGCATTTCATTCAACTCAATGGAAGATGAGTGGATAATATCAGCACAAAAAGCAATGGCGTTGACATACATCATCCAATCCATTTTCTCATCATCAGACATCTTCTTGATAATATCCATGCCCCTTACATATTTACCGTCAGGATAAGCCTTGATATATGCTTCCTGAAACTCCTTTATCTTGGCTGTTACACGAGAACACTCAACCATACGTCCTTTCTTGATAAGATCGTTCTGCTGCTTGCGCAACTCCTTCATCTTTTCCTCTCTCTCACACTCCTGTATTAACAAATGTCTTTCCATCTTCAATTATCTTCAATTATCTTCAATTATCTTTATAAGTTCTTTAAACTGGTCCGCAATTATTTCTAGTTTTCCCTGTATCTTCTGATTCATATTCCCGTCCTTGTAGGAACTCTGGAATCCTTCATAACGTGAATCAATACTAGAATAACAGAATGAATCGGACGTGATGTTTACCATCGTATTGTCACCGTCTATGAACGGTTCAGGTATGTCTACTTTTATCATCATAGCAATCCGAAATAACTGTCTAGTTTTTCAATCGTTTTATCTCCATCTCTCAGAACGTACTCAATGACTTCGCGTCCTGAAAGTATTATTCTCAACTTGTTCACAGACTGAACATTGGCTGTACCTTTCGAGTAATTGTTATAATGAACAATTTCCCATCCTTTTATGGATGATAGCATTCTCCGTTTGCCACACAAATTTATAGCTTTTGGAGTAAATTCCTTCTCTTTCTTATCCATAATCAATCGTTTTTAAACTTTTTAAACATCTCATCTCCCAACACTCCGCTAATGAACATGGTAAGTTCTACTTCCCATTCATCTTCCTTGCCCTTCACGAACGGATAAGTAAGCTGATGCCATTCATGGTAATCAAACAGCTTCATGCGAAGCGGATAATAATCAAACATTTTCTTGTTTCCATAAAACACACGGATATGATTTTTCTTAATCTCCGTGTAAGACAAACCATAGTAATCCAGTATCTGGTAGAATTTGTCCATGGGGGTAAAATTACATTTCATAAATTTACTTGCGTTCGTTTTTCAGTTAATATACTTTTCCTTTTATCTATCAACCGCAAATACTTGCAATTAATAGAGCCTTTATTCACTTTAGTTCCGTCCAATTTCCTAATATCAAAGGAACCATTACTTCTTCTTCCAAAGATGTAATACAACTCTTTTTTGTATTCAACCAGGTCAAACAACCTAAAACCTTTTACCAAGAATGGTGCTTGATTGAGTTTCTTTCTGCCACCTTTCAAGAAATTAGCTTTGTGTATTTGTCTATTTTGGCATCTTACTTTCTTTTGATAGAAATAATATCCAAGAGGTTTAGCAGTAGGATTACCACTGATACACCTTGCATCCACATAATGATCTTTAGGGAGATTATTAGTGATACGGGTATTCTTCGTGATATAACCAAAAGTCATACTTACATTAGGATAGATATTCTTTAGCCTATCATACAATTTCCATCGCATAATCCCCATAAAGGCGGAATCTCTAAATGACTTTCCACGCTTTATATTTAATTTAAACTCACCTCTATGATATGCCTTATGGCAAGTTTCGCAAAGGGTAATCAAGTTTTTCGGGCTATCACCTCCAGTCTTTCTGCTCTCTATGTGATGCACATTCAATACTTTATCTTTACTCTTACCCTTACAATGTTGGCAAGTATGATTATCTCTAAACAATACGTATTCACGCACATTGAAGAAATCAAGCTGTTCTCCTTGTTGGTATTCAACGCCAGATATACTTGGATTATTAATCTTCTGTATATCAAAGGAAGCCGTTTCAACTACAATATTAGTTATCGGTAGGAACTTATGTATTTTCTCAACAACAGTCAAATGAGTTTGGATTTTGTTTTCAACAGATGGTGCTAGCCAACCTTTACGCTTGGAAGATACCCTGTTATTGAAACGAGCCTTGCGATAACGAAGCCTACTCCTACGAGTTCTTCTTAATTCCCTACGAGTAGATAGCTTATCCACAATATCGTTTCTCAATTCCACATCTGCTGCATACAATTCTTTTTCACTTGTTGTTGCTGAAATGCCGATATGCTTGCTACCAGCATCTACACCCAAACTTACGGGCTGTGTATAATCTGTTGTGTCATAATCCAATTGAATTGTGAACGGAATACGGCACACAACATGGGCTAGACTGTTTTTTAACAGCCTTCTCACCTTACCAAACCTTTCGGTTGGCATAAGTGCTTGTCCTTGTTTGTTAATTACGTAAACCATTTTTACTATAAGTCGGATTTTTCCGTTAAATGCTCATCGACAATGTTATGGAGAGGTTTCCCATCAGCAACACTATTCCTACCCCACAGAATTGTTTAATCACTGACCTTAGAGCAAGGGGCTTGAGCAAACACCCCTTGGTAACTATATATTCTCTCCTAACGTACTTAGTCTAATCAACTTGGGATTTTATCCTAATGGGTAGTTGATCTTTTACGAAGGGTATTTTCTTTCCGGCATTAATGTACATCTTTACATACATTTTAAAACGTTAATCCAACGCCAGCTATCGAATTTATAAACTAATTGCATATTAATCAGTATTATGTAATACGAAATATTATGTGTTAAATTTTTGTAATGGTGCCCATTTGTTCATTAATGCCTATTACAATATAAGGACAGAATACAATCATCATTATTTCTAAAAACTTTTTCATTGTCTTATCACTTAATGGTTACTAAAATCGGGGGAACGCTTTCCCCCTAAACTTTCATTATAGTATGCTTGCTTCTACACTCAAACATGATGCAAATATAGTCAATAAAATGACATACTATAAAATGTTTTAAAATATATATTGTTTATTCACATTTATTAAAGTATTCCTTAAATACGTTTACATTGTATGTGTTTACTTGGCAATGGTTATCGTCAAAAATCTTTTTTATCTGATAACCTAGCTTACAAGATATTACTTTCATCTTCATCCGGCTAATCTTTTTCCAGTTGACACCGTTTTCCTTTGCCCATCTTTTGATACTATACCATTCATTGGATTCGTTTGGTTGTGGCTTTAACGCTTGATTCCTTTCGTACTCATCAGCCCAAGCCCTAGCAGCTTCGGCAGGATTGTTGAAGTTTGGAAGTCTTGATGATATAGAAGTATTCCCCGTGGTAAGAAGCTCTTCGATCTTGTCGTCTACCCAAATAGCAAAATCAGTGGATAATTTTTGAGCAACCCTAAGAGCTATTTTTTGATGTGCCCATGTTCCTTGCTGTGATACATTCCCTCCCTTTATAATTTGCAGTAAATCAGTCGAAATAAAATTTTTTATTTCGCTCAAACGATTTACATAATCAGTCATTTCCTTGGAATTTATAATAGTGGATAGATTTTTATCAGGAAATAACCTAGCAAAATCTGTAAGACATACAAGGATATATCCATTCATCTTACGCATCCTAACATTTATTCCATTATAAGAAAACATCTTACCCATTTCGGAGGGATTTACCGTACTTAAAACAACACCTGTGTCATTTAAGTTTTCTTCATTTATCTGTCGCATAAATAAAAAAAGCAGAGATCTCTTCAACTTGCGACAGTTATACATTAGACTTATGAAAAATGTATGAAGAAACCTCTGCTTATATTTTAGGTAGCAGCTATCATTATAAAACAAAAAAGTCCAAAAACTATCGCACCGCAAAGGTACATAAAGTTTTCATACTACCAAAAAAAATCATTATTTTTGCAAAACAATTAAAACAAATAATATATGGTAAAGAAAGTGATTAGGGTTAATGTTAAATCCCCTAAGGTAACATCAAATAAAAAGGCATCTCCCATAAAGGTCAAGATAAACATGAAGAATACAGGAGGATTACAGCCCACAGGAAAACAGAAATTATAATCTACAACAGTTTCTAAAACCATCGGTTATAGATTGATGATTATTTATATTCCTATCTCCAAATCGTTGATGTAGATACAATGCAATAAAGAAACATACAGTTACAAATCCTATTGATATATACGAATAAAACATAGTGCATCTCACATCCTCAAACACCACATTACTAAATACAATATCCAGTATTGCGTATATCAACATCTCAATGACAAATACTCTATGGTATATACAAAATAAAAATACCTTTGACAATACATAGAACAATATTGCATTAAACAGTTTGGCGTTAAAGAATATGGTAAGGTACTTGTCCGACAATGGGGTAGCATACTGAATGTACTCCAATGTATCACCATCATAATACTCAATAATATCCCCTGTGTCAACAGAGTGTATAACCTCACACTGATGGACAAGTATAGCAAGACAGAACAATATAGGATAACATCTTATCACCCAAATAAGAAACGTCCTGTAGAAATTGTTCAAACTTTCCTCTAGCATTTTATCTTTCATCTTACTCTCCTAGACAAATTTTTAATAATCTCTTCTTTCGTTCTCCCTTTCAACAGGTTAAGATCAATTGTTGCAGACCCTACCTTTACGCATCCATCAGATATGTATTGCTGAACACGTTCGTTCACAAGATAGTCAGCACCAAGCATATCCAATTTGGACAGTCCTTTTACATCATTGCTCCTGCTTAGTATAAATCCACCTACCGTTCTCCAGATACGCCTGTATTGGCTTATCCCGTCCTTTACAGGCATGATTATGTCGTTTTCAAACAATGGTATTCCGTTCATGTCAAACACGCCTGTAAACCATTCTACAACGCAACCACTACTATCCCTTACACGACCATAAGCATCTATGGACATATCGTCAATAAGAAGTTCATATCGCCCCGTTACTCCATTAAATATACGGAGTAACGGGAAATCAATGTCGCTACTGTTCATTTCTTTTCAATTTATTCAAAACACGTTCATCTCTTGTGAAATCTTCTCCGATTTGCTTCTTGCTTTCAATGATCTGCTCTACAAGCATTATACACTCCTTTCTTATCTCTTCGGTTTCATTATAACCGCAAGCCTTATCGACTAGTCTTTCGATGTTTGACTTGATATTAGAAAGCTGTTTGCAGAGAATTTTTAATCGGAAATAACAAAAATCAATTGTTGCTATCTGCTCTATTCTTTCCATTTCCCTTAATCGCTTCAAGACATTCCTTTATCCCATCATCAAAACCATGCTTGTACCCCTTAGCGTATTCTCCAATGTTATACACCGCCATTGCAAATACAAACAGGATGATACCTAAAGCCTTATGCCAACCGGGCAACGATATGGAAAACGGTTTAAATGTAATTGTGAGATCGCCAACCCACAATAGGGCGATAATACATATAATTGTAAAGGCATTAATGTTAATTTTCACACACATTTTAAAACGTTAATCCAACGCCCGCTATCGGCTATCACAAAAGAATCACCGAATACTTTATAATGGTGTTTATTTGTTCATTAATGCCGATTTTATATTTAATCGAAATACATTACTTTCTTACCTATACATACCTTGAACCTTGAAAGAGATTCACTATATTGTGTAATATAATTGGGATTATATTTGTTAACAAAACATCCAGTACGTTTATGGTATCTGACACAAGCATTTTCAGGAGATTTAGCCAATATTTCTTTCTCATCGCTAAAACTAAAAAGTAAATTATCTCTGTATGATACCTTATACCACTTTACTTGGCTTCTTATCTTTTTAAAATACTTTGCTTTCATTGTTCCTCCTTTGTTTTAAAATGTTCAATCAGTTCATTTACGGTAGCCTTGTGGATTTTTCTGTCATATTTATTAAGATAATACTCAATAGTTTCATTACATACTTCATCACCACATTTAAACCATAAATCCCCATCGGTAAACCATTGGTACTTGTCCGTATCATCCCTTAATGCAGCGATAGCCAGGAATAGTTCTTCATTCGTTCCGCAATCAATAAATTTCCCACATAAAGCACTATGTTTGTCAAAAGGTATGTCAAAAGAATCCGCAATCACATAATTAGGGGTATCAAATCCTTTCATTGGATATTGATAAGCCCATATTATACTACAATTATTTGTCCATTGAGGAGAGTTGTTGAAATACCCCAACTCTTTCAGCCCTCTCCGAAGTTCCTGTGTATTTTTGCGTATGAAACACGGTGTTGTAAATCCCATAGTTACTTGTTTTTAAATTGTTTAAACATTTAACAATCCAATTCTCTTCAATTTCTTTCTAAAATTCTTTTCATTCAAAGCTTGGTCGTAATAGCAATCAGGTTCTATAACCGTTTCAGCTTTGGTTACAGGAAGCCCATTCAAACCAATAGCAACCTTGTGTATAATAGAAGCCCTCTTGATTTCCCCTGTTTTTCGATTAAAAGAGAACAAGATATGTCCCGGATTCTTCTTAATCCTATTGACTAATTTAGGTATTAATGTATATTTTCACACACACATTTTAGAACGTTAACCCGTTCAGGACGATACCAACGCCCACTATCAGATATCATAAATGAATCACCGAATACTTTTCTACCAATATTAAGCGCACCGTTCACATCAGCATTGATAACCTTTCCAACTGCCGACTTGAACAGTCCTCGCTTGACACGCTTACCGAGATAGCTATCATGCTTGCATATATCCTCCATAGATAGAGCGTCACATTTACTTGTGTAGCTTTCCTCATGTTCGATATAGTTGATGCCTGCAAGCTCGCACTTGTATCTAAGGCAGCTTCTCAACCTCGCAAAAGGGATGAATGTAAACTTCTGATTGTTTACTCCGCCCATATTGACGGATTGCTTCCATCCTTTGTTGTAGCCTACAGCAAGAGTGCCTATATGGTGTGATACAAGATAATCAACGATACGCCTGCTTGTCTTGTGCATCGCGTCATTCATAAACCGTTCACGTTTCTCATACATCTTTCTCATCCTGTTTGTCAGTTTCTCTATCCCCTGCCTGTCCTTTATGGATTGCAGCATGGATAATGTTTTGTTAAACCATCTGTTGTATGACTTGACAACCTTGCCGGAAAACAGCAGCGCATTGCATCCGCAAACCAGCGTGGCAAGGTTGTTCACACCCAAGTCTATCGAAGCCATACCAGTACCGACATTATCCGAACAGACACAATCATATACAACCTCCACGGTCATGTATGTACGTTTTGGAATTATCCTAACCTGTTTGAACCGTTCGATTCTGTCCTTGTACTTCTCCCATTGCGGAACGGGTATTTTCAAGTCACGGTCAAGGATTATATACCCGTCATGTATCTTGCACGACTGGTTGGTATATATCGCATTGCTCATCCCACCACGTTTGTGATAGCATGGCAGTTCGGGCTTACCGTTATACTTCCCCGGATTCTTCGCCCAATCCTTTACTGCCTTGACATATCCCTTCATTGCCTTGTCAAGCACGCGCAATGTCTGTTGGGCTACGTGTGATTTCAAAAGTCTGTAATTTACCGTACCTTCAAGGTTGGTGACGTTTTTCATTATCCTGTCCAAGTCGGGATAGAACAGCCACCTGTCGTTATCCTTCAACTCGTTACGGACAATATACAACGCCTGGTTGTACAGGTTGTTCGTAATACGGCAGATAGCGCAAAGCCTGTCAGAATGGTTGATGTCGAATTTATAAACTAATTGCATATTAGCCAGTATTATGTTTTGCCAGTAAAAAGGAGAACAGGGAAGCCGTACTGACTTCAGCTTGTCGGAAGGTAGCTACTCCGTTCCTATCCCTGTATGGTGCAAATGTAATACTATATAACGATGTTATAAAATATTATGTGTTAAATTTTTATAATGGTGTTTATTTGTTCATTAATGCCTCAATTAATATACTTTTCCTTTTGTCTATCAAGTTTCCTATTCTCTCCTAACGCTTAGTCTAATCAACTTGGACTTTTAACCTAATGGGTAGTTGATATACACACATATTTAACATTCCGATAAAATCTGTAACACAATAAGCCATACAATGACAATCATCAATCGCCCAACATATTTCCACATATAGCTTTCATTATCATAGCAAAAACAATTCCAAAAAGCATAAAATCACTCCTTTCTAATATTATTGTCCACCCACCTCATTGCTCCCTTTAACGCATCAGTTGTAGACCTGTAAAACATATCTACAAAGAGAACCATCCGTTCACCTTTTATTATCCGGTACATGAAGTCTTTTTCTCCTGTGACCTCTATTGTACAGCCCTTGTAAAATGTGACATATTTATTTCTCATACGACAAATATATATATTATTGGTTTTCCAACAACTTTTTATTAACTTTTATTAAGCGTTTTTCCCAGTCGTTCAGATTGTCACCCGTCTTAATCTTCTCCATAACCGAAGCTATATCAAAAGATTTACATTTTTCATACAATTCGCTCATTGTTGCACCCTGTATGATAACTCCGTTCTTTTCCCCGGAAAAATATCCGTCAACACTCTCTATTACGTCCCATTTACTACCTTCCAGGATGGATTGTTTATTGTTAGTTCTCATTATTTCAAATCGTTCAAATTATTAATCAATGTAATAGGAGATTTTTTTCGTATTGCATCAAATCGTTCTTTATCCTCATCCGTCATATCTTCGGAAGCATCCCATTCGTCCAACATGAAAATATCAATATCACCTTCATATCCATCTTTGTCATTCAACTCAATACAAATATGTGGATAATAATTCATATCAAAACCTCTATCCTCCGGGAGTTCAAAACCAAGATCATAGTAGAACTCATAAAACACACACGTTTCGTCTATCGCATGATTTTCATTGTAGAAATAAAGATCATTCGCCTCAGAATGAAGCAACAAATTCCACAAAGCACTATAAGTTATTGGCTTTAAATCGCAAGCATCATTTGAACAATGTTGCCTAACATAAGCGTATCTATCCGAGTTTTCTCTGATAATATCTCCCCACCAGCCAAGTTCGTTTTCTATTTCTTTATGTGTCATAATTTAAATTAAAATTCGTTTCGGTAATGGTTCGCCAATCTTATACAGTTGTATGCTTGTAACATTTTGTGTTTCTTTAAGTAAGTTAATTCCATCACTAAAGAAGTTTAGTAGTCTTACAGCCTTTAATGCGTTACAAGGTTCAAGCATTATACTACGTTTTTTTTCGTTAATTTGAATGAAATAATTATTTTCCATAATATTTTTGTTTTTAAGTTAGTATTTGCTCCCGGTAACAGTGTCGCTCTGTTTGTTGTTCTCCATACCGGGAAAATATTTCACATTATTTCCGCGTTTCCAGCAACTAACAAATTGCGTAAAATGCTATCTAAATTATTGTATATTTTTGTAAAACTCACAATATAGGCCATACAGGTCTATAATATCTGAATCGGTTAGTATTCTCCTTAAAACTCTAATCACTTTCATTATTCGTTCAAATATGCTTTTGGTAATAATGGGAAAACTCTTAACACTTCATCAAAACGCACGTTCCCAAACTTTTCGATATATACGGAAAAATAACGTTCACTCCGCCTACGATCAATATTTATGCAGCTAGGTACGTCCTTTCGATTTAACGTTTTATAGTCGTTTGCGTGCTCTCTTACAAACTTAATCAATTCGGGCGTACTTCTGTAGAGTTTGATTATATTTTGCGTCCTGGTGCCGTTATAATACGCTCGTTTAACCTGTTTTTCGGGTAACTTGTGCCCGTCATAGCTTTTCCAAAACTTGGTATTTTCCTTTATAATATCCAATGTATCAATACTTCTACTAGCTTTAAACGTTCCTATCTTAATACTTTCGTTTTCAAGGATAGGAGATAATTCTTTTTCTATATTCTGTTTTTTCATAATACTATTCGTTTAAATATTACTTTCTGTAATTGTTTTTTAGCGTATTTCGTAACGGTTTAATTGTTCCCGAATAAATTGAATGTGTGTTTTTTGTTCGTTTAACGGCAAAGAATATAATTCTTTGTAAAATTCATTTTCACTCACAATTTTACACTTATTGTCTTTGCAATATCTTTTAAAATCTTTTTCCGTGCCGTTCCCAAAACTAAACGCTAGTTTAATTTTTTGATTGCACCAAACGGAGTAACTACCGTCTTTTATTGCGTCTTTAATCGAATTGTACGGGTAGCCTGACAGGCCATTACTGAAGCTATTAATAGAAAACTGTATCATGATTATATTGTTTTTGATTGATTAATAGGTGAGTTCCTCTAATACGTCTACATTATATACGGGTAATTGTTTTGCGTATCTGGTACGTCCGTCTAGGGGTGTTTCCGTGATAGTTAGTTCTAGTAAGTCGTGTATCGGTGTAACTGTTTTGCCATATGACTTACATATATAGCTTTTACCTGTTTTCGGGTTCTCAATGATTACTCGTATCATAGTGTTTTGGTTTTTATGGGTATATATCGGTATTGATTGATATCTTTCACTACAAGGTTTTATTTACCCTTTATTAGCGATTATTTATAGAGTATTGCACACATTCAAGGATATATTTGGCGTGCTCCCTGGCCGCTTCCTGTTTTTCCTGTCTGGTGGGTGTTATTCCGTCGTACTTGTATAACAGTTTGGCGGCCTCTCTGATTATGCCTTTCATTGTGCTGCAATTGGCAAGGTATTTCACTTGTGGTTGTATGCCCTTGTTTATTTTTTTTGATTATACAGTTTTGCAGCCATGATGTTATATTGTATATTTCGCTTGTATTACGTATATACATTGCAAGCAAATTTGGTATGTCGTTTCTTCTTTCCATAATGTTACGTTTTTAATTGTTATTGTTTTGTTTCTGTTTTTCGATATAGTCGGTTATCTGTATGGATAGGTACAAGCAACCTAATAATATTAATGTTTCAATCATACCGTATATTTTTTGACTTAATTTTTTTGCAAATATTCGTTTAGATCAATTTCCGAATAATCTACAAAATTAGGCTCTAAACGACTATTTTCTCCGATCCATTCGTACACAATATCAAGCAAATCATTACTTATCCCGTTATCATTAATATATTGTTGTGCAACTTCCATTTTCATATCAAATTCCATTTGGGTATAATATTGTTCTAAACAATCAAAACCTAGTATATAACCAGTTTTTATAAAGTCGTACAACTCTTTTGCAGGCTCTCCAAAAATGAAAGCATTTTCACCGTTCCAGGACGTTTTTTCATGTACTATATTTTCCGGGTAATATTGTTTGAAATAAGATATTATAACCTTGTCTAAAAATGATCCACCATAATCGGTGTACGCGAAATTAAGGTATATATCGCTATGTTTGTTTTTTGCTTCTTGTACTAAACTTTCAGAAGCCACGTATGTAGATCTTTTCGCAAAATCTACTAGGTTATTATTTGTTCTCATTGCTATTTTTATTTTTGATTTTTCCAAACTCTATAATCATCCTCACTTTCAAAGCACATATAACCGCCAAAAACCTTGGCAACACGTGCTGGGGTAAACGGACAGTTTTTAAGTGCCCGATACCTTGTTTCCACTTGTGCAAAAAACGTTCTCATCGTTATTTTAGTTTAATTGTTTATTGCTTTACTTAATTCACTTGCAAAACGCTTAATCATTCTCTTTCGTTGATTAAAATCGTAATTATAATACAATTTTTCCCACCGTTCGCACACTTTGCGCGCATTTTTGTTTTTTGTTCCAAATGGTGCATATCCTGTACAAATAGCTATATTATTATACGGTGCTGGTAATTCTAAGATATCAGCGGCCCAACCTTCTACACATTCCGTATGCCCAACTTTTGTAAGATAATTCTGTATACACTGTATTTCGCAATATCCTAGTAATATTACATTTTCTTTGCCATAAATACGATATATTTCTTTTCTTGTTGTTTTCATAATTTTATAAATATTTAAATTGTTCGTTATTCGTTTTATTCTTCTTCTTCTGTTTCTATTTCGTCCAACACTTCAGAAATTGCCCGTCCTAACAGATAACAACGTATTGTAACGTCGCACGCTTCTGCACCGCGTTCCAGATAACTCATATCGCAACCGAACTCCGTTAACGCTTCACTTAACAGGTCCCAATTGTGGCACAAGTATTCCTCAGCCGTCCAAGTGCTAAAGGTATAAGATCCTGATGCGTTCCCTGTTACGCTATCGGATACAAATAATCTATCATTAAGATCCTGTTCCACTTCGTCCCTATTTTCGGAGGTTACTACTATATTGTTTTCGTTGATATAGTTCAATACATCCTCTTTAATTGCTTCCAAATAATCGTATCTTTCCATAAACAAAGGATCTTTATCCAGTTCTTCCACCACGCTATCAAACACCTGGTATATATTACACCATCCCATATCCGACACGATCAAAAACTGCATACCACTTATAACCAATGTGTAGTACTTGCTTGTTTCGTCAAAGTCAATGTGGTACTCTGTGTACTCATTAAACGCTGCAATATGTGTTTCGTATTGCTGCTTTATCTTAAACAGGTTACGAGGTTGATGAAATGATAAGTATTCGATTTTTTTACTATCCGATTGGATTTCCGTATTGTAATACCACCGACTAGCGTATATACACTCGTTAACCGCACCCTTTAAATTGGTGCGTTTTCCTGTTTCAAAATTACCGATATGCAGCAATGTTGTATTGCTGTTAATCATACTCTTAACCGCTCTCTGTGAGATTTCCTTTGCTTCCATATATATAATGTATTAAGTTATCTTGTACTCTGTATCTATACGGGCTTGTAACCGTTACCAATGTACACCAATGGCAGCTACATTACAATATGTGCGTATAGTATGTTTTTACGGCTTATGTTATACGCTCCGTACATAACTGGACCGTATTAAGGCTTATGTATAGGATACACACGCACATACATTATATTATATTAGGGATGTTAATCGCATATCGCACTAAGTTACTATCTCCATTATCAAGCAATACCCGTACCTCTGCATCGTGGCTAACAACACCGCTGTTTATATTCCGCTTATTCCCTAGTTTGCGGATCTGTACCACGCTCTCACCGTGGCAAGCTGTTTCAATACGTCAAGTATCTCTTTGTCTTTCCGACACTGCAAACATACAGCGTTTTTGATTAGGTTGTACATTTCGTTAACATTCATTATAAATTAAGCCCGTTTTTTGCAAAAACAATACAGTTTATATACATATTTTAAATTAATATTGCATAATATTAATAGATCAGACCGTGTAAGACCGTTTTAGCCTAATATTATGTTTAATTTCAAGATTTTTCAATGTTAATTTGTGTTAAATTTGTTTGTAAGTGTCTGATAATCAAGGAATTACGAAATCTTCGTAGAAGTCACTTGTAAAGATATTTTATTTGTAAAGATTTCGAAATTCGATTCTCGTAGAAAAGAATTTATTTTTATTTACAAACGTTGAGAAACGTGGTAGATAAACGTGTGTAATTACCTGTAAATCAGTGCCATACCCCCTTTTGTGGAGGTTTCGCGGTGGGTGTGTCGCTCCCGATAAATTTTTTTCTGAAAATTTTTTTTCTCCAAATTTTGCTCGGATGGCTGATTTTGCGGTTTGGATGTGTATTTTCGGTAGTTTTCAACAAAATCAGATAAATCTTTACATGAAAAGTTACGAAAATCGTAGGTTTTTCGGTGTGTTTCGTAGGTATGGTTGCATTTTTTATGTCTTTTTTTGCAGTATAAGTTATTGGTTTACAGTAATCTTCGTTGATTTCGTCGTTTTGATATGTATCTATACTAAATTACGTATGCAGTTTTGGTGTTTTATGCTGTATGTGTCGTATATGTGATGTACGTGTATATGTATTGTAATAGAGCATGTAAGGTGTACGTGTATGTATATTTTGTATATATATATTACTTTTAACATTTAATATGCAAATTAATAGAGAGTAAATTTTCAAAGATTTACGATTCAATTTTTTTTGACAATACTAAACAGCTTGTTTTCAGCTATTTAACTACTAATTTTTGCTAGTTTTTTGACAAGTGTTGAAAAACGAAGAGTTTACGAAGTCTACGAAAAATCAACGAATTTCGTAGGTTTTTTACGAATTTCCCCAAATCAATTAGTTGCATATGCAACTATCAGTGTTGAGATTTTTTATTTTATGTTAAATTAAGTCAATTTTACATTTCTTAACGTAGAAAATAACAGGTAAATAAAAAATTATAGTTAAATCATTTTAACTAAAATGAGAAAAATTATTACAAAAGTAAAAAATAACAACAATCAATATTTTTTACTTTTCCTATTCAAAGCATACTGTGGACGTGAAAGTAAAAAATCTTGTGTAAAGAAAGATAAACTATCTTCCTTGACACGTATTTGTTAATCACATAAACATTTGTAGTTAATTAATTTAACTACTAGTTTTCGTATTGTTTTTTGCGCTATATTTGCAGGTAAAATCAAGTAAAATATGGAAGAAGAAATAGAGATTAAACTTAGGTTGCCCGAATCAAGGCGTGTCGTATGCCTGTCCGATGTAATGCCCGACAGGGAACGTTGGTACAAGGGAATGAGGGTTCAGACACGGCTGTTCGGGTGGGTTACGCTCGTCAGCTTCAGGGACCGTCACTGCTGTCTTAAACTTGACGAGCCTCTGGGGGACGGAACGAAGGCTGTGTTCGTGTCGGAAGCGTCATTCATCAAGCGTGTGCCCGTACCTTTAACTGCAAAGTCTATGGCTGCACAGGTCGCTGGTGTCAGCGTGGAGGGTGAGGTGCTGGAGTACGAGAGGAAGATGAAGAGAAAATGGGAGAAGGAGAGGAAGCATATAGCGGAGATATGTGCAAGGTACGGGTATGTGCTTCCTTCCGAGTGGAAACGGTCGTTAAGGAGATTTGCTTCGTGGTGTGAGGGCCAGGTAAGGCAGTACGGTCATATCGTGGATGCCGACTATCTTATGCGGCATGACACGTCCGTTGTGGGCGGAAGGAGCGTGGATGATCTAAGGTTCGTGCCAGATGTGGATATGGTGGATGGGACCGGGGCGAACGGGAAGCCTTCCGCCGCTCGCGTTTCACGGTGTGCGCTCATGCCTGGAAGCATCGTCACCGCGATACGTAACGCAGGGAACGAGATGGACAAGTCGGTGTCGTTGTGGCGGAACAGCTACTTCGTGAAGATGAGGCGTTTCGGGTACACGTTCAATACCTGCTGTGACGGGGCAAGGACACGTGATGATGCGTTCACATGGTTCAAGGACATCACCATACAGTACATGGCTGACCTTATAGAGTATTACGGGATAAGACGTGATTCCATCGTGTGCAGGAAACTGGAGCACATCGCGGACGTGTATTCTTCGCTTGATGATATGGACGCACGCCCTGATATATCAACGGACGATTATGACCTGTATCCTGTTGTAATGTTCGGGAAGGTTGTGGACCGGGAGAAATCGGTAGAATCGGTAGAGAAAGGAGGGGAAAATGACTGTCGCTGAATCTGCAAAGGCTTCTTATGAATACATCCTTGATTCCGTTATGGGCAAGCTGGCGGACAAGGGTGGTGGTCGTGGCTTCCGTAAAGCAAGGGATGAAGGCGAGTGGAAGCGTTCCATATCCGCTATGGTCGAGATGGATATAGCTGATGCATGCAGGGAGTGCAATTTCAGACGCCACAGGAGCGGTTCCATCATGGCTTTTGACGGTAAGATATTCGTTCCCATGATGAAGGAGGATCTGATGCGCCTGTGTATGGATTTGTGCCGCATAAACGGTCTTAGCGAACTGTACATGACCGATACGAGCGAGCGTTTCTACCGTACCATTGTGAAGAACGTGACGCATGAGATATTCAATCCCAAGCGTAACTTCATCACGTTTGACAATTGTGTCCTTGACACGGAAACGATGGAAACGTTTGATTTCTCCCCTATGATAGAATCGTGCATACGTATCAATATCAATTATGACCCGTTGGCGCGCAGCCCGTTGTGGGAGAAGTTTCTGGACGATGTGATCCCGGTGAAGGACACACAGGATGCCTTGCAGGAGTTTGTGGGGTGTGCCTTTGTTGACAGGAAGAAGATCAAGATGGAGAAGATGTGTTACCTTCTCGGTTGTGGTAGTAACGGTAAGTCGGTGTTCTTTGACGCTGTTGTCAACGCGCTAGGGAAGGATAATGTTTCTTATATGGAGATGGCTGACCTGTCGGGTGACAAGTCTACTTGCGAGTACAATATAGCTATGATAAACGGCAAACTGCTCAACTACGCTTCCGAGATGGGTGGAAAGGATGTGAGCGGTGGCAAGTATAAGAAGTTCATATCCGGTGAGCCTACTATGGCACGCCTTCCGTTCGGTGAGCCTTTCCTTGCCGACATGATGCCGCCTTTCATGGCCAATCTTAACAAGATGCCTTCTGTTTCGGACCAGACTTACGGTCATTTCAGACGCTCCCTTGTCATTCCGTTCTATCGTGTGTTCAAGGAATCGGAGCAAGACAGGTCGCTTCCGTTGAAGCTGTCAAAGGAATCGGCTGCCATTATCAACTGGATAATAGAGGGTGCAAGACGGTTTGTGAAGAACAAGGGTGAGTTTACGAGAAGTTATACGATAGAATCCGTTACGGAGAACGCAAGACGTGATTCCAACAGTGTCCTGTCCTATCTTTACGATTCGGGGTATGATGCTGATGGGGGAATTGAACTTGAGGCTATCCGTGACCGTGACCTGTATGTGAAATACAGTGCATATTGTATTGACTGTGGTGTAAGACCTTACAGCAAGAGAAAGATGGTTGACATGATACGCCAGGAAGGCTATTCCGTCACTTCCGCGTGGGATGAAAATAGGAACAGAATGTTCCAGATTGTCCTAAGACGGAAGTATAATCCTGACGAATACCTTCTGCAACAGGCTGATGATATAATGAAGGAGGATTTGCCGTTTTAAGGGTGGTTTGTTTTATGATAAATAAATACCCTTTTTGTTTTGTTTATTAATGTATATTCCATATCTTTGCATAAAAAAGGAGATATGGAATATACATTTAATAATGTAAAAGTAGAAAGTGTTAAAGATGGATGGTTTAAATCGTCTGTTTTTAATGTGTTTATAGGAAGTAATTCTTTTAAACATACTGAATTAAACAGTCTTAATCAAGATAACATAATTCGTCCTAGTAAAAAAGGAAGAGGAAGTTGTGTCCTTGTTAATGGAGAATGTATTAAAGAATGGTTATCTAAGTCTTATAGGCTTTCTTTGTTCGAGAAAAAGTTTTTTATACACGAGCTTTTTGTCCAAGGATTAGTTTCTGATTCTGATATATCTTTGAGAAAAATAGACGAAAGTGAGTTTTTCTTTGAATTGAAATCATTTATGGAATCATCTGGAATTAATTTTACGATAGAAAGGCAGTACCCTATAGAGCCATATTGTGTTGATATTTTAATTAATGAATCCATTATAGTTGAAATAGATGAAAACAGACATATTGGATATGATACAATTGATGAAATCAATAGAACCAACTTTTTAATAGGCAAGGGGTATAAGGTCATTAGAATAGACAACAAGGTTAATATTGGAAAGTTTATTGGCATAGTCTATAAATGTATTATGGATAATAATTTCGAGTTATATAAAACTTATTGATATGGATACATCTATTTTTGGTCAAAAAATAACTGTTTCTGATAGTGGAATGTATTCTGCTACGGATTTGATTAAAGCTGGTAATAATTGGCTTTTAAAAAATGGTAAATCTTTGTTTTCATGGCATGAATGGCGTCAAAGCAATAATACAAGGGAGTTTATTGTAGAGTTAGAAAAAAAATATGGTACTGCTATTATCAGCGGAAGGGGTAGAGGGCATCATACATGGGTTCATCCTTTTTTATTCTTGGATTTGGCGTTGGCGATAAATCCAAAGTTGAAAGTTGAAGTGTATGAATGGTTATTTGACAAACTTCTTGAATATCGTAATGATAGCGGTGATTCATTTAAAGAAATGACTGGTGCGCTGTATAATAATTGTTCCAATAAAAGCCAGTTCTCAAAAGCTATGTCATTATTGTGCACTATGATAAAAGAAGAATGTGGTATAACGACAGATTGGCAACACGCAACAGAAGAACAGTTGTTGTATAGAGATAAGATCCATGAATATATATCTCTTATGTGTGACATTTTTAAATGGAATAACAATGAAGCTGTCCGTGTTGGTTTGTTAAAAGCTAAAAAATGGAAGGAGAATAAGTTATCTGTTTAATATTGTTTAACCGTTATTGTTTTTACCATATTACTTTAATATGTATTTTTGCAGAAAAATTTTATTGTGTATGGATAATAAAGAGATTGTTTTATTTGATAGAAGTATTCGTGTTACTTCTGATTGGTATGTATGTGTGTCTGATGCCCAGTGTGCGATAAATGAATCCCGTAACAGGACTGGTTTGAAAAGGTATAATTTCAGCCAGTGGTTAAAGACGCTTTACGTGAGTGACATGGTTTGCAGTATTAATGAGAGCGGCAAGGATGCTTTTAAGGTTGAGTTTGACAATGATTCGGGTAAGATAGAGCAGTATTGTCATTTTGGTGTGTTTGTTAATATGATTTTGTCGGCAAGCCCTGTTAGTGGTGTGTTTGACAATGAGGATTGGTTTAATGATTACGTTTGTGATGTATATTCCATTGACGGTCATGTTTATGAACACGCCAAGATACTTGCCGTTGGCGGTTTGTGGCGTTATACGACAAAGAATGCCAGGTTCAGTGATGATATCCGTATGATGGATGATATCATGTATTCCGTTCCCGATGGAGACAAGGATGCCGTGTATAGCCTGTTCTTTGATTTGCTAGGTACGTTTTATTACAATTGGGAGTTTGCGTTGCGTTATGCGAAGAAACTTCTTTTAGGGGATGTGGAGGAATGATTATGAGGTGTTTTGTTCGTTTTGTCATGTTTCTCATATACGTTGACATTTTATTTGTTCTTCTTGTGTTTATGGTTCCTGCTGAAATGGTGTACCGATGGACGGATGGACGTAAGCCTGGAGGATATGTTTCGTGCCTTTCTGATTTTCTAGGATACCCTGATGGTTATCGTTATACGTTGAGCGATTTCTTCAGGGATTTGAAACAGGGATGGCGTAATTTTAAGTAGCATGGGTTCTATTGATTATGAGTATATATTTGCCAATCTTGACACCGTGATTGGGCTTCCTTTAAGGCGTAGGGGTAAGCGGTGGACGTTGCCTGCTAGGATAAATCTTGAGAGCCATAGCAGGAAGGACAAGCTGGTTTTCTATATGAACAAGTCGGGCAGTATTACCGTTACCGAGCAGGGAGGTGATTCTGTCAACCTGTTTGACTTTCTCGTGTCTTATCTTCCCGGTTGCAGTAGTGCTTCTGATGCTTTTAGGATTCTGTCAAGCCCGGATGGTTGCAGGATGAGTTTGAAGGATTTCTACGAGAGGGAGTATGATTCGGGTAGACAGGAATCAAGGTTTGTTGATGTGAAGTATGTTGACAGGTTTAGCGATGCCGGGCATTGGAAGGGTAATAACCTGTACGAGTACCTTTCAGGTGTTTTCGGTGTTGATTCCGTGAATGATGTGTTTTCAAGGTACAAGGTAGGCTGTCTTGGAAGGGAATCCGCTGTGTTCTGGTATTCCGACAAGGATGGCAACGTGTGCCATGACAACAGGATAAGATATGGTGTGAACGGTCACAGGAAGAAGGAAACCCATGCTTTCAGGAAGTTTACTACGGGCGAGGGGTTTACCTATCGCGGTTATTTTAAGCCGTTTTTAGGGGATTATTGCAGCGATGCGATAACTTGTATGGTTGAATCGGAAAAAACCGCCATAATAGCTTCTATGGCTCTCGGTAACGGTTTTATATGGATAGCTTGTGGCGGAATGAACCAGATTGGAAATAAATTGCCAAAAAATGTTATTTTGTTCCCCGACTTTGATAATAAAGCTATATCTTTGTGGGGTGACAAAGGACGTGTGGCGAGATGGTGGGAACACCCTATCCTGTCTTTTGGATTGAAGCATAACGATGATATCGGAGATGCTGTTATTAATAATTTGAAGAGTATTAACATTAAACAATTTAGAGAATGGATATTGAATTAGAAATTGATTTTAAGGAAAACCTTCTTTCCTTGCGTAATTATATCTCTTTGGGATTTCTTTGTGACGATATTGATTTCAAGAACGCGGTTATTGCTTCCATTGACAGAATGATGGAAGAAGTATTGGATGATCACGATGTGAATTTCTTTGACGCATTGCAGAATGTGATTGACAACCTTGAGGAAATTGATAAAAAGAATGATGTTCGTGATATTTGCTGTGATTTTTACCATGTCATGGACAATAATGAACGTGTCATGTACCGTGAGTTCTTTGAAAAGTTGAAAAAGTATCGTGAGAGCAAGATAGAACGTGTTGTTCCATTAGCTGATCATGAACTTATTATCATAGGAAACAAATATTTTGATTTGAAAACTGGTGATGAATGTGTCGTTGACAGTATTATTAGCATGTTGAGTTTACGTTACGGGGTGGACACATGTGCTGTTTTGTATGTAGACCATCTTGGTAATCGCATAGCATGTTCTGTTGATGATTTCAGGAAAAAATTCGGGGTGAAAAAAGAGCATGAACAGAAGAGGTGAAATTAAGATTGACGGAAAGGTTATGGGACCTGATTACGGGAAATACTTTTATTCTCCGCGTGGTAATATGTGGGCTGTCACCTTGTGTACGTATGACTGTGATGATGGTCGTATGTTTGAAAAAATAGAGTTGTATAGAACGAAGGATCAGGCTAGGGAGGCTGCATTCAGATTGAATACGGATGAAAGAAATGGGTAAGACAGATGCAAGTGTAATAAAACTGCCTAATGGGTATATCTTGAATAAGATTGACGATTGTACTTACGAGTTGGTAAAGATTGACGATTTCAAGAAAGGAGATTTCCTGTTTGCTAAGAGCAGAACAGGAGATTTAATAGATTATGTATTTATTAATACTGGTGGTTTGAAAGCTAATTTCTTATATAAGGACAAGAATGTTCTTATATGTAATTTAGAGTTTAACTTTTCTAACAACTATGATATATCAAAGGCTACTCTAGAACAGATTGCTGCCATGAGAAGGCTTTTGTCCGAGAATAATTTCACAATTGTTGATGGTGAAGTTGTTCCCATTACCGATCCTGTTGTAGGCTTTGTTATTGTCAATGATGTGATTTATCCTGCAAGCAAGATTTATCGAAGCAGGGAATGCGCTATGTATGATTTAAAGAGAAAAATAAATAAAAAATGAATCAAGTAAAATTTTTAAAATTAAGACGGGATGCAGTTCTTCCCGAAAAAAAAACTGATGGTGCTGCTGGGTATGATTTGTATGTTCCTGACAACACGTTGATAAGAAAAGGTCGTAATCTGATTAAACTTGGTATAGCCATTCAGATGCCTTCATATATGAAGGCTATTATCAAGCCGAGAAGTGGATTTTCTCTGAAAGGTATTATTGGCGTTGACGGGAAGCATCATGACGCTGATGTGTTGGATGGTGTTATTGATTGTGACTATACTGGTTGTATCGGTGTTATAGTGAAGAGTTTTGAGAAAGAGCCTTTCTATATTGCCGCCAAGGAGAGGATTGCTCAGCTTCTTTTCAGTAATTATATTGAGGTTGAATTTGTTGAGGTTGAAAGCCTTGATTCAACGGATAGGGGCGATGGAGGTTTTGGTTCCACAAATAATTTAGGCAAATGAGAAAGAAATTTTTATTATTTTTTGCTATTTCTTCAATAGTATTATTGGGGTTGTGTAGTTGTTCCAATGATAAGGATGATGAATACAAGGATGCTATTATTGGCACATGGGAACTTGTTCAGGTGAAAGTGGATGGTAGATGGTATCCTATGATAAGACCTACTTACGCTAAGTTTAATCATGATGGTACTTATGTAGGAAGGGGCTATTTTGGGAATGGTTACGGTACTTATGATATATCTGGTAAAACCATTACATGTTATGTTGATGGATATGAGTACGTAAGATACGAGATTGTTGAACTGATGTCCAATACATGTACGTTGAAGATGATGATGGGAGGTGACAGTATGGACATTAAATGTGAAAAACGATGAAAACAAAAAAGATAAACAAGATTTACGACAAGGGCTATGACAGTGTATTGAACAAGTATTTTATCTTAGCCATGTTTGTTGAGTTTGGTGAAACTAAGTATGACCGTATCTTCTTTTCTGATAAGAAGGATGCGGATAACATAAAGGTAGGTGATTTGTTATGATTGGAGTTACGTTGAACAGCAAGGTTAAAATTATAAACCGTGATAAATACATTTCACTTCACGGTGAAGATTCTGTAAGCAAGTCAAATGTGTTCGGTAAATTTGTCACTGTTAAATACTGTTTTGAGAATGGTGAAAAGTTTCTTTGTGCGGATGACCAGGGTAAAGAGTATATTCTTTTCTCAGATTGTATTGCTTATGTTGATCATGTTAAAGAGAGAAGCATCCTTGATGAGGCAAAGGATATCCGTAGCAACAGCAGACAGTCTGACTATGGAGATGCAGTAGTCAATTTTGAAAACATTTCCAAGATGGCTTCTTTGATTACTGGAAAGGAATTATCTCCTTATGACTGTGTTGCTGTACAGATAGCTGTAAAGCTATGCAGACAGGGATTCCATAAAAAGCGTGACAATATGGTTGATTTGGCTGGTTACGCTGATATAATGCAATTAATCGTAGACAAGGAGAATGTGAAAAATGGGCAAAAAGGCTGATAACGCTTTGGTTTTTAGGAGAGTTCTAGCGGCAAGCGGACTCTCCGATACTGATGTTAACAGGAAAAGCAGAAAGCATGATATTGTGATGAACCGTGCTCTTGTGTGCTGTGTCATGCGTGATATGGGTTTAAGTATGTCTGAAATTTCTGATTTCCTATGTATTGACAGGAGTAGCATATACAATCTTTTTAAATATTCTTCTGAGCTTGACGAGAGAGTAAGGGAGATAAAGTCTAGGATAAAGGAGGAAAGATAATGGGTTTGAATAAAGGATGGGGTAAACTTCCCCTTAGTAACAATCTTCTTATTGACGATGAAAAACAGAAGAAGATTGATATAGCAAAGCATATTGATGATGCGAATGAGATGGAGTTATGGGCTGCGTCCGCTTATGTCATAGATACCAATCCTGTCTTGTTTTACAGGGCTACACACGTTGTTGACGAGGGTATGTCAGAGCGTTCTTTGCTTATGAAAGCCAAGCAATGGGTGAACTCTCCAAGAATAACCCAGATTGTCAATTATGCCAAATCTTCCATGCTTGCTTCCGATTATGTGACACCATCCATGAGGCGTGTATTGGAAGGTGAGAATAAGGAAAAGACAAAGACTTTGATAAACAAGGATAACCTTGAATTTGAAGATGCGATAAGCCTTATAGAAAGTTTCCTAAAGCGTTCTGATATAGACACTGCTGATTTTAAGGATGTGAAAGGTGCACTTGATATGCTTGCAAAGTTCAAAGGTTGGCTTTCTGATGATGATGCTAGTGAAGATTTCTACGACAAGACCACCATAGCGTTTTTCCCATACGATTGCGACAAGTGTGTCCGTGCCAAGGCAGGGTTATGCAACAAGTGTGTATATCATCGTGAATCAACAGGTGATCTTAGTGATGATGAACGTAAATGGATAAAGGAAAACGATACATGGAAAGGGTAGTCTATGTCTGTAAGGAAAACTACTAATTTAACGGTAAGAAATAAAGAAAGGGAAAGGCGTGTAAGGGAAATAGAGGAAGAGGGGGAATTTGATTATTTCCATAAATTTACTCCTGCCCAGTTGTACAAGTACCTTTCACCTCTATGTAGTATTGATGCGTTACGGGTATTACGTTTGTGTATTGTATCCGCACAGAGAGGAGATAATATGATAACGTTGAAGTTTATAAGGAGGCAACTGAAATATAAACCTAGACGTTCTGTTTTTGATTCATTGATAAATGCCGGATTGATAGTAGAACCAGTTCCTAATGTTTTTTCCTGTACGGTGAAGGTGAACGAGTATTCTCATATATTGAGCATGATGCGTATTGATGATAATGCTCCCGATGTTGTAGATGTGGATGATTTAAATTGTTATAAAGTTGTAGCAGAGGATAATATTAGTTACCGTGTTGTTAGCAAACGGGGGAGTGTTATAAAGAGTTTCACTGAAAAGAGTGAAGCAAGCAATTATCTTGATGAACTGTATTTCCCTAAAGGTGAAGATGGTGACGTGGAAGCATTGTCGAAAGAGGAAGAGGAAGAATTAACTGTGTGATTAACAATTTTTATTATTGTTTTCTGTATTAGTTTATTTTTTAATATTACTTTTGTCGCATGAGATATTGCTATGATAAAGAACGGTATGATTATCTTGTCAACGAGATTTTAAAATGTGGCAAGATACTTAAAGAGAACACAACTAACGGTAAGGAAGTTAGTTGGAAAGTTTTCTGGATAAGGGTGGACGCTCACAAAAGAAGGCTGTCTGCAATGAGAGAATTGGACAAGATTAAAGAAGATAAGTATAAAAAATAAAAAAAATGGATTTAGTATTAAATTGTAAAGTAAAGAAAGTAGGTCAGTTACAGACTGGTACAAGTAAGGCAGGTAATCCTTGGCAAAAGAGAAATCTTCTCGTTGAGGAAACTGGTTCTATGTATGCCAAAGAGGTGTATTTTTATGTAATGGGCAACCTGTGTGATCTTCAATTGAAAGAGGGTGATACTATTACTGCCCATCTTGAAATCAGAGCAAGAGAATACCAGGGTAAATATTACAATGAAGTTGGGTGCTTTAAGATAGATATGCCGCAACCAGCACCAGCACAATCACCATCACCTGCACCTGTCCAGTCTGAAAGACGAGATGATTTGCCCTTTTAGTATTGCAATGCTGTCCGAAATGTGTGGTTTTTGCTTGTATTGATTAAATTCTTGTTTTTGTTTGCGGATGGAGGTTTATCTTTTTTGCCATATTTGGGGTTTCCTCCATCCGATTTTATTTTGGCACTGATATACAATCGGACACCACAGATAAAATCAATTGTAGATTATAACTAAAAGTTATAATAAGTAGTTCTTTGAAAAAAGCGGAGAGAAAAGGGTGATAAATAACTATCGTAATCCATCACCCCCGTCCATAATGACTATTTTTTAATTATCTTCGTGGTGATTTTGCCACCGTCGAAGATCCTTAAAACAATATTTGTCTTATGGACTGTTGCCTTAATTTTGAATCTTTTCATAATTTAAAAGGGGTAGGGGTGGTATAGTCCTTTTCATTTATGCTATAACCACCCCTTATTTACTAAACACATGAGAAAAAAAGAACTTCTAAAAAAAATGAGAGAATATCAGTCTTGGCGGAAAGGTGCTGATATCCCTATGATGTCACCATCCGAAGTAACTAGGATGATTGATTCCGCAATAACGGTAATAGAAAAGTCTTATACAAGCAAGGCGAATGCCGTGCTGTTCAAAAAAGAAGTGATAGACAAACTTCATATCACTGTGGGTGCTATGATTTTGGACGGATATGACGAGTTTGATTCCTGTGTAAAATATGTTAATGATTTAATACGTGAGTTAGATGAAAATTAATTTGTTTGTAAACGGAAATTTGGTGTGCGACCGAAGCAAAGCGAGGGAGCACAGGGGCAGTCTAGCTGCACAGGGGCAGTCTAGCTGCACAGGGGCAGTCTAGCTGCACAGGGGCAGTCTAGCTGCACAGGGGCAGTCGAAGTTATAACACTATGTGGTGAGGAACTTCCTAGTGATTATGACATTTCTGATGCTGTTATAATTGATGGCGATATTCATTGTCGTAGTATCAGTTGTAATGGCATTGTTGTTTGTAAAGGTTCTTATACCGTTATAGAGGAAGGGGGTGATTATGGGTCACTCTAACGGTAAAATCACCGCACCTGTCGGATTGGATAGTGATGTATATCCTACTCTAGGCATCGGTCCTACTAGTGATGGTTATGATTTAGGATATGCTTGTCTTAGCGAAAAAATTAATATGTGGAGTTATATAAAACCCAAAGAAGCGTCTAGCCCTTCATTTGACAATGCTAGTTTACCTGGTATAATTTATGATTCTGTAAATAAGAAATTAGTATATGATAGACCTAAAACATGGGCCAGGCTTACTGATTTTGATGGATACGATCATGGGGCTAAACCTCTTACAATAGATAAAGATATTCTAACTAATCCTGTAGATGCTACAAAGACAACGTTTGTACTTACAATTTCACCATATTGGGCTGATTCTAGGTATAATTGGGGTAAAATACTTGGGGGATTTACTTGGTCTAATATGAAAATAAAGGTGGAAGTATATAATCAATCAAAAAGGTTGGTAGATTCTGGAGTTTTCGTTGTAAGTAGTATTGATAGTACAGGAAAAATTTCAATTACCCTTAATCGCAATAATCTCATATCTATGGGGGATACATATATTTATATTAAGGGTTATTTTTGTGATTACAGTGGAAATGTATTATGCTTAATTCCTACTACATCTGACGGATTTATTCGTAAGCCGATAGTGGTTACACAAAGTCTTTCTATTACACTTGGAGATACAACAGCCAACGCTTCTGGATTCTCTGTTTACGGACAGTTGACAAATGGCTCTACTTCTTCTAAATGCAGATTGAACATTACAAATAACACTTCTAGTGATTACGTTGCTTCATCCGGCAGACCATACGCTAGATATAGATGGAGGGCGAAAGATGGATCTTATACAGGTCAATGGTCAGGTAATATATTGATGCCTTCGTGCACAAATATTCCTAAATCATTTACACGTAATGATGTGGTTGATGCTGGTAATCCACCGTCTTATGGTAATGTTACTCAATGGTATGTTGATTATCAAGTTATTATGTATTAAACACTGGGTATAATATACACAAGCAATGGGCATGGAACGGCAGCTTAGGTCTGTCTGTGTGTATTCTGTATTGCTCGTCAATGCAGAACTGGCATGGGTTCTTAGATGTTACTGCTGTCCTCCATCCCTTGAAATTTGGAATGTTTTTCCATGAGTTGTAATTTGCTTCATTGAAAATACCTAGAATCATCTGCTGTTCTATAACATACAACTGGCTTATACCGTTTGTAGCATATCCTCTACCGTAGTGTTTCTGTTTGCTTGGCGGAATAAATGATACGTTATATGGTGATGATATGTTGTTCCATATCTTCTTTTGAACCTCATCTGTTATTTTCTCTATATTGTTCGTTTTTATGGACAGTAATGTATTGGCAAGATATACTTCAACAACAGCGCGGAATCTGTTTGTATTTGTGTTTATTCTCTGTTTTGTCGTTTCTCCACCGTATGTCCTTTCCATATATTCCTTAATGCCGTTGTCCGTCATTGAAATATACTCCCATCCAAGATCATCGTTTAGTTCTAGTGACAGTTTATTGCTTTCCAGTACATATTGGTATATGTCGTTATATATATCCTCACGGAACTTTTTGGTAAGTTCCAGCACTTTTTCTTTTTGGCTATCCGATAGTTTTGATATTGACTTGAACGATTTAGCCCCTGCCAAAAGTAATACGGCTAGAAGGTCTTTAGAGAACTTCTCCGCACGCTCTCTGGTTGACGATTTTATACCGTTGGCAAGTCTTTTTACCTGGAAGTAATAGTCTGCAATCTTAGATGTTTCTTCTTTGTTGATCATTGGCTTCTACTCTTTCTGTTATACCGTTTGCTACCATGTTTATCATCAAACTCTTGAAATCACTTTGGCTGTAAACTTTTTGCCCGATTGATGCTAGAGTTTGAAATATGACAATTTGATTCTCATACAAAACCTTTTGGTTCTGTATTATAGCGTCAAGTTTGGATAATATTTCTCTTTCGTTGTCCATAGTGCAAAGGTATGTATTATTATCTAATTACCGTACAAGTTAATCTATTTTTAAATCAGAAGCCGAGTATTGGATTTTTCCCTCCATTGTTTCTTCTTATAGCTTCTCCTGCTTCTTTTATCTCCTTTTTCTTCTTAGCTATACATTCTTTTTCTTCAAGCGTAAAATTCATAGATATACATTTACGCATATAATTACGGAATTCTTTTATTTCATTTGGTGTCATTGTATGTTTATATATAATGTAACAAAAAAGGCAACAGTAAAGATTCACATCTGCCTGCTGCCAAAGTAAAAACATCGTAATGGTTCATTTATGTGGTGCAAAGTAACAGAAAATATGGTATATTTGCAATGGTTAAATAGATAAATAATGTTAATTGTTTTGCAATACCTACTTTTTTTGTACATTTGCAATGTATCAATAAATAAAAAATTATGGAACTATTAGTAGAAAGAAAATGGTGTAAGCCTGATTATACTATAGGGCGTTTGTATATTGATGGTGAGTTTTTCAGTAATACGCTTGAAGATCGTGTTGTTGACGTGAATAAGAACGGAGTGTTTGATGGAAACGAGAAGAAGGTTTATGCTGAATCTGCTATCCCTTACGGTAGATACCAGGTTATATACAACTGGTCCCCAAAATTCGGGCGTAATATGCCAAGGTTGTTGAATGTGCCTCATTTTGAGGGTATTCTTTTTCACGCTGGGAATACAGCAAAGGATTCTGCCGGGTGTATCCTTGTAGGCAACAACACATCAAAAGGAAGGCTTACTGAATCACGCTATACTTCTGACAAGTTGAACAAATTGATTGACGATGCGATAAAGCGTGGCGAACAGGTTTGGGTTACGATTAAGTAGTGTGTTATCTCATCAATCATGTGTTGAAGGAGTTACAGGAGCGATGTTTTTGTCGCTCCTTGTTTTTTAGTAATAATAGATTATGTACAGTGCTATACTATTCTCGCCAATTTTCCATCGGACGGTTTTCCGCCAAACAGGTGATTGATGTATGCAAGACCTTTTTGTGTGCATAGAACAACCATCACGACAAAACCTGGGTGATTCTCTCTTGGAATAGGCTTTTCTTTCATCTCGAAATACCCAGCATCAATATACTTCTGTTTTGGTTCGTTCCTGTTAGCAAAGAATACTCCTGCTTCACGAAGTTTTTTGAACAAAGAGTTTCTCCCAAAAGGCAATCCAAGTATCTTTGCCGCCTGTCCTATATCGCACTTGCCTTCCATTGCAAAGGCTTTGTCGGCGAAGTCGGCTTTCGGCTGGAGCTTGGAATTTTGCTGTTCAAGACACTTAATCTTTTCCTCCGCAATCTCTATACGTTTCTGTAGAATCTGCTGGGAGCGCATCAAGATGTAATCATCATCCTTTAGTAGGGCTTCCCGTCTGTTGAACTCATTGATGAATCTTTCCTTGAACTCTCCGGCTTTTGCCCCAGTGTAGCCCATGACAAGGAAACTAAAACCGTCCTTTGTCATTTCATAAGCGGTCTGTTCTCGATTTCTACTATCGATGTAGGTAATAACGCCAAAATTGGCGGCATTAAAACTCGCTGAGCATGAAAGACTTTCAATGTCTCTGACTACTTTACTATGTTCTTTCCCGAACACTTCCGCAACAAGTAACGAAGTAGTCACATCGTTGCCGTTGTTGTTTTGAAATACTAATTCTGCCATAATCTGTGAACATTTAAGATTATAAGAAATTATATGTGGCAACTTTATCAAAAAGAAAGCGGTTGCACTTTACGCTGTTCACAGATGGCGCATTCGCTACGAGAGCAAATACTATAATCTTACGTAAAGGCAACCGCCAATATCCAATAAGGGCCTAAAAAAAACCATGTATGATATGAGCAACTTAACCGCTTGCTTAACGTAACGAATGCAATCGTCATCTGTGAACGGTACAAAGTTACGCAAACTTTCCATACTACCAAACGAAAACAATATTTTTTTGAAGGCTATTTATTCAAGACGGTCTATGATTTTTTCACGTAGAACTGCATCATAGCCAGAAGCGAGAATAAGACAACCTTTCGGAGTTAGATTAAATAGAGGTCTTTCTTGACCGTTATCGTCTGTGTATGAGCCCAATCCAAAATTGGATTCGGCTACACCTTGCGATAATAGATTGCGAATATCACGCATAACATGGGCATGTTGTTTACCCGTGACCTCTGCTAGGTAATTATATACATTCATACACATATATATTGACGTTTCACTGCCACGACTACTGTCGACCACTCCACGTCCTCATCCCCTTCTACCAAGGGTGATACCAATTTAGTTAAATAGTGTTTAATTGGTTGTAAATGCCTACCATCATTTTATTTGTTCTATAGATTTCTTCACATTCCAATCGTTTTCATACAGTGAAATAATAAAACGAACACCTTTGGTAGTCCATACTGTGTATATGCTTGTTCCTACAGAACCGTCCGAACGTGTGTACGTTTGTGTACGGGTAGAGTGCAATCCAAACGTTGAGTATGGAGTATGAAGTATCCATTGACCGCTTTGTCGATATATAATTCCTATTTCTTTAAGTTTTTTATGTAACTTTTCAGCGTACATTCCAATTTGTTTTGCTACTTGTGTGCTTGTCTGTGTGTTTACACTTTGTAGGTGGTTATCGTAGTAGTTGACTTTTGGGGCGGCTTTCTGCAACTCTTCCGTTTGTAAATTTACTGTTTCGGAAAGATGGTTATTCTCTAATAAAAGCTTCTCTTTCTCTTCTTCGGCTTGAATCACCATTAAGGCAAGTTCCTTACGGGATAGCTCATGTTTGGCTACTTTGTGAAACACTTGTCTGTACACCTCAAATACTGGTCTAACTTTACGGGCAATGAAAAATTCCATGCAGGAAACGGTAAGATGGTATTCGATTACCTTGTAACCTCCTGTTTCAGTTTTGCCATTTTGGGCAAAGGTGTTATAATCAACGCCTTCAATGAAGTTTTCTTTCAATGCTCTTACCGCTTTCCCCTTTTCGGAATAAATCAGCATCCACACTTCATCAAGATTGATTGGGAACTCATTGTCAGATTTTGACAATTCAAGAACTGCGTTAAAATAACGCTTGATTTCGCTTTCGCTACTCTCTTTAGATAAGATTAAATTTGTTGCCATGTGAATCGTACAATTTGGCATTATAGACAGAAAAACGGCTGCCCTTTCCCGTTGTACTTCACCTCACAAGGCAGTGGGTGCATTAACACTCCACACGGGGGTAGCAGCCGATATATTAATATCTTAACTATAAAACAAAATGTTATGGCATAAAAAAATGCCTACGCAAATGGCAGGCTTCCGCTTGCCTTGTGAATTGAAGTACATTGCAAAGGTAGATATAATATTTAAATATCCAAATAAAAACCGATTATTTTTTGTAACGTTTTTTATTTCCTTCTTCTGCACTTCCAAAGCCAATCGTTCTTTCTCTTCTTCGGCTTGTATTACCATTAAGGCAAGCTCTTTTCGGGAAAGTTCGTGCTTGTTTTCCTCACATGCGATAAAGTATTTTCTCGCTTGCTTTCCACGCTCGTTATTCTCAATCATGGAAAGTTCCTTTGCCATGCTGATTGAGAGAGCATATTCGATTCGTGTCGTAGCTCCTATTTCTCGCTCCACAATTTCGGTGAATGATTGAAAATCAACACCTTCAACAAAATCATAAGATTTAATACGGTCTTTAATCCACGTTGAAAAATCTCTTTTACTTTCAAGAAAAGCATGTAAATCACGTGCATTAACGGCTCTCTTGCCGTTATTCTCACTAATAGGAATCAGTTCATTCGTTGTGACGTTCATATTTTAACGAATTATGATAAAAAGAAACCCTCCGTAGGTGTGAACGTCACAACATACGCAGGGCATAGAAGTCGCAGATTGTTTCCTTTCTGCCACCTTAGAGGGATTCTTAATATCTTGTACAAAATCTGTTCGATTTATTTTGCCAAATATTATTATGTTATGACGTTCACCACAAAGTAAATAATAATTTTTGATATATAAAAACTTTGTGGTGTTTTTTTTCTACATCAATCCAAGCACCATCCCGACTGCTCCCCAGAATACATCTCTCCATTCGGGCACTCCTTGTCTAAGCCATTTATCGTATATTATTTCTTTTCCCACAAGAATGAATAAGGTTAGTGCTATTGCTTCCATACGGAGAAAAACCATTGCGCCACGCTCACTACAAGTATTCCTGCAATGAGGTGTTCCATTCCGTCAACTCTTAAATTGTTAAGGCATATATAGTCCAATGCCCTTCTTATTTTTCTTAGTAAGTTTGTAAATTTTCCCATAGTTTAGCTGTTATCGTTGTTATCGTTGTTTTCATTGTTTTCATTATTTTCCTCTATCACCCTAGCTTCCATATCGTTTAATCTTCTGTCTTGTTCGTCCATTCTATCATCTTCGTTATTTGCTGAGAAATCACTTTCTTCTCTTGCTGTCTGTAATGATATTATTCGGGAGTTCACAAGCTGAACGAGTGTATTGTTCCATTCAGAGAAGTCTATGTATGAGTATGGCTCTATGGTAGCGTTTATTCTTAGAGCGTTATAACCTGTTGCGTCACCTTCCATTACTCCTACATAGTATTTGAATATATTGGCCATGTCATTTATGGCTGTATTCATCATTTGTGCATCACTTCTCGCCCATTCCATTTCAGGCTCGTAATACATTGCTGTTGTTCCAGTAGGTCTGTCACCTGACGATGATTGCATTGGCGGAACGACACCGCTTCCGTCAAGTATCCCGTTGTATATGTTATCTATTTCGGTGAAAAGTGAGTTTGAAGCGTCCATCTTACCCATGAACTGTGCATCATCTTCTGCTCCTACACGTAAAATGGAAGTTCCTCCCAATCCGTTTCTTTGAATGTTTATTCTTCCGTTAGTCTTGATAAGTAGCATTTGGAATGCCTGTCGTGTGTTGTATTCTCCTATCATGGACATTAAGAACTCGAAATCGTCTATCAAGTCCTGTACTGCCCCCCAAAATGGAAGTTCAAGCCGTAGATATACTACAGGTATAAATCCCAGGTTATGGAATTGATGCAGTTGTATAATATTTCCGTTTTCGTCAATATCCGTTGCTATATCTCCGTTGGAATCAAGCGTGTAAAACTCATCTTTAGTCCATACATCGACAAGTGTGTCTGTATGCTCTTCTCCATCAGCCGAGATATATGTGGTTGTATATTCCCTTGCGAAAGCTATTCTTTCCCCTCTTCTGTTTTTATGTTCATACAGTATATCTCCTTTTGAGTAGCTGAAAGACCTGTATTTTATCTCGTCCTTATCCTTATATATATATATGGCAGCATCTCCTACCTTTCCGGCTTCGCTTATAAGTTCAAACTTGGCTGTTTCCATAAGAGAATCAGTCCAGTATTCCTTGTATGTTGTCAGCTTATCCCTGTTCTGCTGGTTCGACGCGCTTTTCTTTATCTGGAATTTAAGAGGATTGGTACACAGGTGTGATACCCTTTTCTTGTGTATCATCCTTTGGAGAGGGAATGCTCGTCTTTGCAGTACGTAAGGAGTTGATACCGATTTCTTTTTCTTTTTCTGAGCACCTACATTAGCACTTTCATCATCCGATGATGTGGCATCCTCGTCTGACGGGATGCTGTCTTTCCAGTCGGGTCTGTTGTGTATATAATGTCCTGATGTATCCCATTGCGCTAGGAAATCATCCTGTGACATATATTTGTATATCAAAGTGGAGCGTCTTGGTTTTTTCTTTGTTCCTCCACCTCTCCCATCGTCACATCTTGACGGAAGTGCCACTTTGAACGGTTCTTTTCGTAATAAAACGTCTAATTTTAAAATTTCCATAGGTAATTATAAATATTTTAATTCATCCATTATATCGTTAGGTATGTCAATCATTACATCACATATATCAAAATATGTCCTGTATAAAAATGTTCCTTCTATCAAGTCTGGAGAGCATCCTACAATCTTTTTTGCCTCCTGTTTTTTCAGCAGTCTTAGTTTCCCGTTTTCCCTTTCCACGTCACGTCTTATTGCTCTTCTCTGGTCCATCAGTGCTTCCCGTATTGTTTTGTTCACATACGGTTTGTCAAGAAGTTCCGGGTTTATACTGAATCCGCAATATCCTAGGTTTGTTCCTTTTATACGTGTTACCATTTCATCGGCAAGCTGTGCCCTTAGATCGAAATAGAATCTTACAGGTTGATCATCCTTGCTTTTGTCTAGTCTTTTCGGAACACCTCTAAGTATTGCCATGCTTTCGGGAAATGCGTCACGGAATGTCGGTGCTCCAAGACCGTCAAATGCCAGTCTGTTTTCACCGATTCCCCATTTCCGTAGATTGTTTCTTACCCATCGGTTCAAATCCCTAGGCTTTAATGTGTTTGACCATTCTAGGTCTTGTAAGTGATGTCCTATGAAGTGTCCCATTACACAAACGTCACCAAGACCGTATGCTATATCCAGTGTAGCACATTCAAAATAATCGTCAAACACAGGCTGAGATGAGAACATTTCCTCCATTTCGTCACGGGTTATCCACTCGTTTCCCCCTTTTATCAGCTTCCATGAACCTAATGCGTTTATGGATACTTCCTGTGCTGTTCCTCCAAGGTTTTTCTGATAGTCTGGATTGGAAGCCATAAGTATCTTGTTATCTTCCAGCCCGGAAGCTATAAAGGTTATGCTCTTGATGTATCTTTTACAGTTTGTTTCGTCAATTTTGGTATTTTTACCGAATCTTGCGATGATATAATCTTTTGCCTGAGCAAATACTTCTTGTGGGCTGTCACCCCATGCTGTTTCATGTATAGTATCTCCATATTGAAAGAAATATCTTACTTTCCCCGATCTTTCTGGAATTGCTATTCCATCATCGTCTACCCACCATGATACCAGTGCTCTCCAGAAATCGCTGTACGGGTTTGGATTGCACGCGCCTATAAGACTTGTTCTTAGTCCTGATGATGAACGCAATACTGTTTGAAGGTAGTTTATGATAGGTTCTGTTGCCTGTGAGCACTCGTCTATCGCCACCTTGACAACGTTACCACCCTGTTGTCTGTCCTTAAATTCGCTTACGCCTTTTTCTCCCGACAGGCAGGCATCACCGAAATAATCATACCGTATTTCACCTCCTGCGTCAAGTCTTGAAAGGCGTTTTGAATCAATATACTCACCATAAGGTTCAACCATCTTTGAAACCACTTTAAGAATACCGTCCGCTTTTTCTGCGGATGTCTTGTCCTTACGGAAAACAAGTGCGGAAAATGACGGGTGGTTGCATGAACTCAGTATATCCATTCCAAGGCATACGGATTTCCCTCCCCCACGATTCCCGTGAAGTATCTTTATCCCTGCCCTGTTCCTTAGAAATGCCTCCTGTGAACCTTTCTGTGGGGCAAGCATATTTACCTTGTATCCCTTGCTTCTTCTGTCCTCTATATATCTTTGGACGAAATCAAGGCTTTTATATGGTATGATTCCCCTTTTGCCATATCGTTTCAGCGATTTGACAACATCCTTAGTCTTTAATCCTCGGTATTTTAAGTCAATTTCTTCCATCTTTCTGTATGTATTTTGCAAATATAATGTTTTTTTTAAATATTTTTTGCTTATACACAAATTTTAACTACATTTGCATCGGTAAGAGGTACTTACTGTGCGCAAAGGTCTTGTGCATAAATCACATAAAAAAAATAAATAGTATATGAATGGAAATGTAAAAGTCATTTTTGAAGGTATCAAGAATGCGTTGGGAGAAAGTAGCTCCGTTATTACAGATCGTACAATCGAACAGACGATTAATGAGTTCTCAGCGTTCGCACCGCAGGAAAATGCGGAAAAGTTCTGGAATGAAAGTGTTGTGAATCATTTAAAGAACACTGTGGCAGGTCAGGTAAGAGCGTTTGCGTCTGATAAGCGCAAAGAGTGGGATACAATCAAGGAACAGGAGATATCCAACTTGAAAAAGGAATGGGAAAAATCACATCCTGCACCACAACCGACACCAGCACCGCAACCACAACCTACACCGACACCAGCACCCGAACCGAAACCGTTTGAGTTGCCCGATGATGTCAAGGCTAAACTTGAAGAGTTTGAAAAGTTCAAGAAAGAGTTTGAAGCTAAAGAGCAAGAGGAAAAACAGAAGCAGATTGTAACTGAAAAGCGCAAGAAGCTGTCTGATTTGATTAAACGCCCGGAAGCTGGTATGCCTAACGAGTTGTTGCGCAACATCATTTTTGAGAACATTCAGATTTTGCCCGAAGAGGAAGATACAAGCATTCTTCTGAAAATACAGGGAAAGTACAATGAAACGTGTACTAAATACACAAAGGATGGCATTAATCCTTTCATCTCTGACAAGGGTGGTTCTAGCGATGTAAAGTCATTCATAGATAGAAAGAGAGAAGAAGATAAGGCTAACAAGGAAAACAACATTGTCAGCCGATATTACAGTAAAATTAACAAATAGTTTTTTTAATTATGAAAGCAGGAGTTCTTGCAACAAGTTATAGTAAGATTGGTGGCGCAAGACATATCTTTTCTAATGATACGTCTTTGCACGTACTGTTGGTAGGATGTAACGTTTCAGTAGAACGTATGCCTACAGTTGGGAACAAACTTCCGGCTGGTACCATGATTAAATGTGATTCCTCAAAGCAGAATGGCGGTGACATTCACTATTCATTCAGAATGTACGAGAAATCGGATTCTGGTGCTACGGTAAAAGTTGAAAAAATCATGGGTAATACAGTTGCCAAGGTTGGCATGGTTGTCGGTAAAGCACCTACTACTGCCGCAGGTACTACAACTGGTTATACCATTAACGCTATTGATTCGTCTCATGACGAATATGATATCCTTACATTGTCCGCGGATGCAGGTAAATTGGAATTGACCGATATTTTGGTTGAAGTTACACAGGCTGGTGCTAGCGCAAAATTCAAGGTTATTCCCAATGCTATCCTGCCTTATGATGTTGACACCATTCCCGGTGCCACTCTATATCCCTTCAACGGTGCATGGATGGTGACAAGTGAGATTTTGGAAAGACGCATTCCGCCAGTAGCTTCGGCAATCAAAAAGGCGATGAAGGATGATGAATCATATCCTTGCGTTTTCCGTTACACATTGTATAACTAATTAAATTTTTTCGTTTTATGCAAAGATCGACATTTAGTTTCTATGATTGGCATTTCTCTGGGGAAATGCAGGAACTTATGGATTATGCCAATCAGAAATTTGATAACGAAAACTGGAGAAGCTACGGAGATTGGGATGTTCCTCAGATGAGTAAATCATGGAATGTCATGGTTGACGAATACACACAGGCTACCCGTCCTGTAATGCTTGCTCCTTTGGCTGAAAAGCCTATCATGGACACTACGGGATTTGAATGGTATTCGGGCCGTATTCCGAAGATGGGTCACGCCATTCAGTTTATGGAAACCGATATCCAGGAGTTCTATGAACTTGACATTCCGCAAGGTGCATTGCTTGACAAGATCCGTGAGAAGTGGTACACAAAGATGGAAGCGTGTATTCAAGGTTTCCATACCGAGTTGAACTGCATGATTTATCAGGCTCTTTCTACAGGTATGCTTAACTATACAGCTAGTGGTACCAACTCAATCCCTGTTCAGATTGACTATCGTGTTCCTGCAAAACACAAGTTGAAAGCGTTGAAACAGAAATGGTTTAGAGATGATAACTGGACACCGAACGAGAATGCAGATCCTATTAAAGACCTTCAAAGAATGCGTAAGATTGCCGACAATGACGGTGTTTCATACGATCACTATGAAATGCCCAAGGATTTGTATGACAACTTCCTGATACACCCGAAAGTGACAGCAGCAGTACAGGCTCGTCTTGTTCCTGCCGCAGCATCTACTACAATCTATCCTATGAACAATCAGGAGATTGTTGATGTGCTGATGAAAGTATTCTCTATTCCTGTGATTATTCCTGTTGAGGAAAAATCAAAATGGAACAAACTTGGCGTGATTGAGGAAGCCGAACCGTCTTTTGAAAAGAACACCGTTGTTCTTGTTCAGAGCGGTCAGCTCTTCCGTATCAAGAACTCACCGTCAATGTATTTGCAGGATACCAACCCGGCTGTACGTATTTCTTCTTTGGAAGGCGGACGTATCGCGTTCTTGCATCAGTATTCTTCCGAACCGTATGCCGAGAAGAGTTCAGGCGAGTTGTGGGCATGTCCTGTGATGAAGAATCCTAACAACCTTATTATTATGAAGGTTGACGAACAGTCAAATACAGGATTGTAAAAAGTTGAACCATGAAAGTCATTATTGATATAAATGGAGAAGGCACAGCAAAGGGCGCAGGGGAGTATTTCATTGGAGATACTCTCACGCTCCAAGCTATTCCCGAAGAAAGTGTAGAGTTCGGATACTGGCTTATTGCCGACAATGAAACATTGAAGCCAGAGGATAGACTGAAAGTTTCAGATAATCCGTTCACTATTCAAGTTACCCCTCAGATAACAGCAAAGGGTAACATGAAAGTAGAAGCATATTTCTATATGTCTATGCGTGAATATCTGAAAGCACAGATTGACTATGAGTTAAAAAACACATCGTATATCAGTGTTGCCCAGAAATGGGGATTCCGTTTGTCTGATGACAGTCGTGAAACGTCTGAGATGAAGAAGGATCTGGCTTATGCCGATTTGTTGCTCATTGTTTGTACTGCCCCTTCAACGATACAGGGAAAGACGAAGAAAGCCGGGAACTGGTCAATTACCGACACAAGCAAGACTATTTCTATCAATGACAAGAAAAGATTGGAGCAACGCGCAAAGGATTTATACGCCAAATGGGGTTTGAATTTGGATGTTGGAACTGATGTTGAAATAACTAGATTAAGATGGTAGTATGGGAAAGAGTATTTTAGGTGAGGATATGTTTCCTGATATGGTTAGAATTTATCAGAACAAGAACAGTTCGGATAAATATCATACCACCCCATATTGGGAGATGATATACGAAGGAAGGGCAAACATACAGGAAAAGGATACAGGTTCGGAAACGAATGATGTTGACAAGTCCGAATATGCCGCCTACCTAGAAGATAACGATGTAACCATACCTTCCGGGTGTCTGTTGGATTGGCAGAATTTCAACCATCCGTTTTCGGACAACAGTAATAGTTGGCGTGAGATAAAGAAACCTCCATTTAACAATATGGAATTTGGTACGGTAATATACTTTAACCAAATAGAAAACTAGAATACTATGACAATCAATTGGACGGAAATAATACTTGCTTTGTTGGGTACAAATGGCATAACCCTTCTAACTTCAATGTTACTGTTTAAGCAGAAGAAGGAAAAGATGGAAACTGAAATTGATTCTTCTATCTTGGACAATCTTGAAAAGGGGTTTGCTGTTCAGGGTGCTCAGTTGAAAAAGGCACAGGAAGAGATATTGAGTTATCAAGAATCTCTTCACGAAGCGTATAAGAAGATTCAGGAACTTTATACTGAAATGAACGGTATCAAGAATGAGTTGAAATACGCCAAGGAGGACAGAGATTTGCTAAAAAAGCAGATCGAGAAACTGAGTAAACCAGTAACAAGAAAGACAAGCACGAAAAATGCAAGCAAATAACAATAATAAAGTATTGAAAGAGTTTGGTAGTAATGTCCAGCTTGCCTTGGATGCTTCTATCATGCAGTTCATGGAGGATATTGCCACGAATATCATGGATGATATAAAAGACTTGGAGGGCTTTACCAACCAAACTTTCAACCTTGAAGATAGTTATGGCTGTGGCATTTATAAAGATGGGGTCCTAAAGAAGATTGTGTGGGCAAATGCAACGAAAGTTGCAAATGAACCTAGGAAACGTAACAATGTAGAGTATTGGGGGCGTGAACTTGCCGAAGATTTCTTCAATAGTTATAAATCCGATGGTTCTGGAAAATATGAACTGGTTGTCGCTGCTGTCATGTATTATGCCAAGTATGTTGAGAACTATCACCTGTTGAACGTTCTTTCAGATTCTTGGATTAAGACAAAGACAGATTTAAAAGGGGGTAAATATACTGTGGTTTTTAAGAAAATTGCAGCTAATATGTTAAACAAATATTTTAAGTGAAGTTATGGGCTACTTTAATCCTTCAACAATAAATACCACCTTGTACAATATTGTATTGGACAAGAAGATTGCTGACGATGTATATAAGGTGCAGCGTCCTGCAAGTGTTGATGATAAGGTAACTAGTTTTATTGTCGTAAACAACAATACAAGAATTGTCAGCAATACCGAGGGCGGCCCTTACGGTCACTTCGGGAAAGGCGAAACGATGGCTACGGTTACTCTATTTGTAAGGGCATTACCTGGAAACATATATCCGTCTGTCATGGATGCGTTGAGTGAGAAAATGGTAAAACTGTTCCCGCAAAAGGCTGTGCAGCTTCATTTCAAGATATTTAATGTTTTACCACCAATGTTTGACGGGGTTGGGTTCTATTATATGTCCGTCCTGTTAAATGTTGACATTTCAAAGGATTAGCCGCATGAAAAACGTGAGAAAAAACAGTGGAGGCGCATCGGTAGATACGTTCTCAACAATTAACAATAACTTTTTAAATACAGAAAATAGAATGGCACGAGTAAATTTAGACACCAGCCCTGCTTACTTGAACGGGCAGTCGGCTGCTTTGACATTTGATGCGATTGAGATTACCGATGAAACTCAATATTCAAGTTTTAAGAATCCGAAGATTCTTCCCAATATTGAATCTGGTACTACGGAATCCGCTGGTACTGACGCTGACACTTCTGAAACAAAGAACGAGCAGGGTGCTACCGTATTCCAGAATATCACACCGGGTACTATGGCATTTACCTTTACAGGTATGTCCACTTCAAAAGCCGCTTTCGCTTTCTTTACACAAGGAAACGAAGCCAAGGCTGAGTTGGAATTAAGTAGTTTAACTGATACTATTGATGCTTTTGGTAAGGGAACTTCTCAGAGACTGAAAGCGTTTGGTGCAAGTGCATTCAAGCAGTTTGTACGTCCTATCGGTATTATCAACGGTACTGGTGACCGTATGATCTTCTTCCCGAAGGCATCATGGGCTGTCAGCTTCACAGGTGCTCCAAGTAACGCTGGATACCTTGGATTCTCCGTTACTGTGACAGCATTGGAAGTTAACACTCAGTATTTGAAAACCATGATGGTTCTCGAACTTGACAATTCGTCGGCTGCTGGTTGATGTAGACGAGTGATGAATTATTAGCCGGGCGTTTTCGTCCGGCTTTTATTGTTTTTTAACTGTTTCTTTTTTATTCGAATTAACTTTTATTGTATTTTTGCAATAAAAAGAAACATAATGAACGATAAGGAATTATCTGAAAAATTGAAGTCGCAAGCTATAAATCTTGGGCTGTGTAAGGAATGGACAAATGAATGGGGAGAACCTGATAAATATGAATTATGCGAGAAATATATCAGAGGCATTGATTTCTGCCTGTTAAACAGATACCCGTCAAATGAAATAATCAAAAAGGAATTTGCAGGAGTTAGGGAGAAGTTTAATATCTTCGTTGATGATACAAACCTGTTCATAAGCAATCCTAAATGGTCTATTTTTAATGGTTCGTGTGATTGTGTTGTCACATTCAACGATTTCGGTATAGGAGAAATGTATGTCAAGGATAACAGCCGTGTAAGCCTTGTTGCGCTTGATAACAGCATAGTTCATGTTTCTTTGATTGACGATGCCAAACTTGATATTGTATCGTCTAAATATACAAGGGTATTCGTTTATACAAATACTCCAAAGAACATATCAAAAGTAGATGTGAAAGGAAAATTAATGATTAAACCGTTCAAGTTAGTTTAAAAATGGGAATATTCAACTGGAAACAACCTGACTTAGATGATCAGATAAAGATGCAGAAGTTTGCCACTCATAAATACAAAGAGGTTATGGTTGGCAATAAGAAATTCAAGGTGCGTGGTCTTAGACTAGGCGCATACGATTATATTGTAGACAAGCTGTTGATACGTGACATTATCAATCCCGATACAGCGAAAAAGGAAATGATTGCAATTATGAAAAATGACGCATCTATTCCGTACAAAGTTGCAGCGGCAGGAGTATTGAATAACTATTGGTTTTTTGAGATAATTCCTTTTGCAAGACGTATATACGCTTGGTGGTTAAGCAGGCACTATGACCATAAGGAACTAACTCCGTTGATAGAAGCCATCGTGGAGGGGGCTAATGTAAGTGATTTTTTTACAAATACAATCCGTTTAGCGTTCTTGATAGATACGACAGCGACATTAAGCAAGAAGGATGCCATGAAATTATCTCTCGATGCAAAATCGGCTCACGAGGATCTATCCAAAAAGATTTCCCCCAATTCAGAGGGGATTTAAGGCTATTCGGAGGATTGATGATAATCAAGGACTGGGCTTTGCTATGGAAATATTCATGGAGTTATATACAGGCAGTAATAATGGACCAGCCTAAACTTGATTATCATTTTGAAGAGAAAGTTAAGTTGTACAAGGCTTCTCTTACAGAAGATTTATATAAGGAAGCTAACAAGGATGCAAGTGGCTTTATATATAGATTCAAAGAATCTAAACCTAAAGAAGAGCATCCGGACATATTACTAAAAGACATTTTGCGATGATAACAAAATACGATCCTAAAGTATATCCTCTTAAACTGTATGTTGCAGTAGGGGATGACCAATGGGGGAAAATATATAGAAAATTCACCAAACTTAATCATGACCCGATAGATACATCCAAAGATGAAATTAAGGGCTGTAAAGGCATGACTATTTTTGTAAGGGAAAAAAGTACAAACCATTTAGGTGTACTTATTTGGTTATCCAACGATGGTATAGGGGTAAGCACTGTTGCTCATGAATCATCTCATTTTGTATGTAATGTATTTGATTATTGTGATATAGCAATGGGGTATAAAAATGGGCAGGATGAGCACTTTGCATACTTTTTAGGTTGGTGTGTTGAGTGTGTAATGGATAGTGTTACGAAATATTTAAAAAACAATATTTATGAAAATTAATTTGTTTGTAAACGGAAATTTGGTGTGCGACCGAAGCGAAGCGAGGGAGCACAGAGGGGCTTTAGCCCGACAGAGGGGCTTTAGCCCGACAGAGGGGCTTTAGCCCGACAGAGGGGCTTTAGCCCGACAGAGGGGCTTTATGAGATAATAGCCTTAGATGGTAGTGATATACCAGAAGAGTTTGATTTGTCACAAGCTGTCATTATTGATGGTGATGTACGTGTGACGGGTAGTTTGATTTCATGCGGCAATGTCGTCTGCAATAAATTTGTGGAGGTGTAGTCTATGGGTCACTCTAACGGTAAAATCACTGCACCTGTCGGATTGGATAGTGATGTATATCCTACTCTAGGTATCGGTCCTACTAGTGATGGTTATGATTTAGGATATGCGTGTGCAAATACGCATGGGAGAATAAACAGATATTCATATATAAAACCAATTGATAGATCTGATTTAGGTGTTGTGCAGTTTAACGATTCTACATATACTGCATTTACAAAAATGATAATATATACAATAGGAAATACTGTTCCATCTAGCACTATTGCAGAGTATAAATCTCCTAAAAGTGTATATCGTATTACTGATTTTGATGGGTATAATCATGTAGAATATCCTGTTAAACTTAATATAAACATTCTCCCGTCAAATATACTAGATTATGATACGTATAGTCAAACTGTAAAACTTGATTTAAATGGAAGTTCTAGAAATCTTTTATCATTACTTATAAATGACACTGTTTCTAGCTCAATAAAATCATGGAGGTGCGCTATTTTAATTATTGCAGAGAAGAATGGTAGTAGAAGATTTTTCCTGGGAGAAAAAGGTACTTCTGATAGCCTAAGATTAGGTTTTTCTCCAAACAATTCAAACATTTATTCTGCTTTTAAAAGTATGGATATAGGCACTTGGTCTTGTACCATAATGGCTGTAGCTGTACATGGAAGTCACCCTGACAGTAATAATGAAGCACATGAGATTTCATCATCTACAGGATATAAATTTCCTATTATTCCAGAGTGTTTTGGATATAAGACAAAAATAACAGGTGTGAAAATAACTACTCCTAAAAAGAGATTTTTCTATAAAGTTATTTTTATAGATAATTCAGGTAGGGGAACATACATACCTTATGACATACGTGTGCAAATGGTTGTACAAGATAATAATAATAAAACTTTATTTAATCCTGGTATTAAAACATGGGGTGATATAGAACGTGATTCTATATCTGTTTCTGGAAGAGAATACATTTACGAAGAAAATTATACAATAGATGATGGAAGTGGTAAATTAACAGGGTTAAAATGTTTTATGACAATACCTGATTATGAAGAAGAACCTGGTATTTGGGAAACTCCAGATTTAAGTGGAAGTAATTATTCTAGATACATATATAATCAAGGTTTACATACTACAGAATTGGAATGGGATTTATCTATTAAAGAAGTTAATGAATTTAGAGTTTCTTTATCATATAGAGATTCTTCCCAATAACACAATTGGTATGTATATAAATACCTAAAATAAGCCCGAAAGTTCGTGTAACTTTCGGGCTATTTTGTAACCTGAAAACAATATGAAACCGATACCTATGTATCCAAGATTGATTAGTATTTTTTGCCATTTAGACAATTCCTTTTCTACCTTTACTTCTACAATTTTCTCCACGGTTATTATCGAATCTTTCGTCACTACCGTTTCTTTTTCCAAGGATGGGATGCTGTCTTGTAGAAAGTCTTTCTTGTTTTTCAAACTATGAAAAAGCCTGCCATCCGACATTATTTTAGCGTCTGATACGGCTAATGATGTTTCCAAGTGTGAACTATCTTCAAATGTTGTATGTTGTATGTGTTCTGTTGGAAGAGTTATTATTTTTGATTGCCATACTACTCTTTCCGTTACTGTCGTGTTGTGGTCTACTATGGTTGTATTTGTCGAAGATGGAAGTAGCTTGCGTGAACAAGAACACGACAGTAACAAAAAAAATAGCAATATAGAAAACGGCTTATTCATGTGCGTTTTATTGTTAAAAACATTAAATCATATTATAAATCTGAAATTCATTTATTCGTCACATCAATCAACCCATATGAAATATATTTCAATTTCTTATAAGAAACATCTTTCTTGTTGCTTCCATTGTCTTTTAAATTAATGTTTATTCAACATAAGTCGGGATTACTCCCGTTAAATACCCATCGCCAATGTTGGATGAGGTTTTCATAAGCAGCACCGTTTCACCGAATACGCTACTCCTTTTAACCACTTAACTTAGAGCTACAGACTTGGGTAAACATCCGTAGGTAACTATATATCATTCTCATCCAACGTAGCACTCAAAGTGCTTAGGCTAATAACCTGACTCCAAATGAAGCATATATAAAATATACAGTAAACTTTAATATCTTATATATTATTCGAGGTTATCGACAAGATTTGTTGCGATAAGCGAGATAAATTCCTCCTTCGGTATTTCCAATGCTTCGGGAGAGTTCCATTTCACTTTAATTGCGCCGTCAGTACCAATAAGTTCAATGATTTTAGTGAATCCTTCAAAGGCGAAGTATCTAGGCTTCATATCACATTCCTCTTTCATTTTCTCTTGGTATGCTTCGGAGTATGCCTTATTCAACTCTTCTGTTTCCTTGTTGAAATCTTCTTCTGTCTTTCTGATTTCATCCGCTTCTTTCTTTTCCTCTTTTGTCGCATCTTCCTTACCGTCAATCTCTTTCATGCGATTGATTTTCTGTGCGCGCTCGTCATATCCTTCCTTCTTTATTTCTTTAAGAACCTGTTGCATATCATCATCGAATGCTTTTGCAGCTTTGTCGTAAGCGACACGCATAAGCATGATTTTTGCTTTCAGTTCTGATGGAAGTTCCTTCCCTTCTAGTGATAAGGGGATATTCAAGAGAGTTAATCTCTTTAAAAACATTTCTTGGTTCGTCATTTTTCTTGCCTTTTTAGATTGAAACTGATGAGATTCCTTTCGTGTTAATGTATTTTTTCACATCGGTCACGAAAGAGTTGATGATGGTAATGATAGCAATTTGTGCTTCCAAATCGGGATGATCGTTGTAGTTGATTGCGATACCACCGTTCTGATTGAAATAGAATGTGGCGAGTTGGTTCTCTGATTCCAATGACTTCACCTCTCCGCCATCAAATGAATCAATGTTTTTTCCGTTTGATACGTTTACATTCGCATTCACCTTGTATTGTTTTTCCACATTAGCTTCATTGCTGAATGTTACGCTGGCTGAATTTACGCCAACGAGTGTTACTTTGTTTTCTTCTATAGCCATAGTTAAAAAATTATTTTATTGCAAAGATAACATAATCGTTTTTAAGTACCATTTTAAATATGTTAAAAAATACTAATGGATTTTTGTTTGTTGTAAATCATGTTGTTATGTTTATTTTTGCTATTTTTGCCTACTTGAAATATTCGTTAATCAACTCATCGTTACAATCCATGTCAAGTAACATCTCAAACATATATTCACCCACAGAGACTTCTTCCGCTGATGCATTCTTCAATACCTTGGCTACCTT